ATGCGTCGTAGCTATCGCAATCCGCAGAAGAAATCCGTGCTGATCAGGGCTCCTGGCTTGGTCATCGGCGCGATCGCATTTGGTGCAGCCGGTGGCATGACCATCAGCGACTTGCTCGCTTCATGGAATGCTTCCGGCGGCGCCGGACAATCGTGCAAAATCAAGGGCAATATTAGCATCGACACGGGCGAACGCATCTTCCACGTGCCGGGGCAGCGATACTATGCACAAACGAAGATCAGTCCCCGGTATGGGGAACGTTGGTTCTGCTCGGAATTTGAAGCTACGGCGGCAGGCTGGCGGAAATCGAAAGCGTAACGAAGTAGGCAGCGGGTGCGAGTAGCGGAAGATCCTAGTCCGAAACCGTACGCGGAACCTTACCAATGTCATGCCGTTGTATCAGCAGGAAAGCACGGGTGTTCCTCCTGTGCGATCCGTGTTTGTCAACGAACTTGCCCCGTCTCGGCGGGGCATTTTTTTGTGAGCTACCGGCTTGTCAACCAGGCAATCGCCGCAGCACCGAACTTGGTGATAATGAAGGTGAGCGCCGAGGCCCCTATCCCGACGATCGCGAGCGCGCCGATCCCGCGTTGTCTCCACATTTTCACGGCGTCGGTCACGGGCTTCATATCCCTGACGTCGTCCTGAACCGCGGCGGAACTGAGCTCCACCTTGCTTACGCGGTCGACGATCTCGTCCATGCGACGATGCATCGACGCGCGACTGGCATCAGCCTTCTCTTCCGATCGACGCACCCCTTCCAGGATGATGTCTACCTTCGCTGTCAGCATTCCGATTTCGCGGTGCATTGAACCATCATCCGTTGGCGTCAAATCCTCAGCCCCCAATGTGTCATCGATGTCGTCTTCAGCGCGAGCCGTAGCGCGTCTGCATATCGCGGCCCCATGCAGCGCAATCGTCCGCCTGGCGGTCCCTGTTCTCGGCCAGGATCTGCCAGCGCTTCTGGACGATCACCCAAGGCTCATCACCGGGCCGAACGCGGCCCATCTTCGCCACACAAGCCTCAGGAAGGTCAGGGAACGGCACGGACGCCCTCGCCTGCCCTTCGACAGCGGCAGCAATGGAAGCGCGCCCGTTGAGGCTCTGGCAGCCGGCCAGCAAAGCAAGCGTCAATATCAGTGCTGATCGAGCCAAAGCCGATCCTCCTCGGTTGGCCGCGACAGCTTGCCGTTCTTCGCGGCTTCCGCCAGGAGGCGCTCGACTTCGGCATTGGCCGCCTCATTCGCCTTCTGCGTGGCCGCTGCGCGCGCTGTCGCCTCGGCTGCGGCTCTGTTGGCTTCCGTGTGCAACCGCCGCTCTGTCGCCAGTTGTGAGGCAAGGGCGTCGCGCTCAAACCTAGTGACCATCTGAGCGGTGGCTTGCCTTGCCACGGATGCGTCGTGCGCAGCGAGCCAGATCCGGAACCCGACAACGAAAAAACCGATGATGGCCACTCCGAGGATGGCGCGGCCGATCTTGGAGCCGGCCAGCCAGACGAGGATTGACCACATTTACGCGCCCTCGAGGCACATGCGACGCTCTTCCTGCCGGCGGAGCGTCAGACCCTTAATCACCCGCCCACCGGCCATATTCCATGCCAGGATCGCGTTGCAGGCGCCAACGAGATCGCCTGCATTCGCCTTGCGCGCGACCGTCGAGCGGCAGAAGGCGCGCGAGCCGATGTTGTAGGACAGCGACAGGAAGGACACATAGGGTTTGTCGGGGATCTTGTCGGGGTTGGTGAGGCAGGCGCGCATGTTGTCCTCGAACTCGACGAGCGCGTCTCCGAGCATGGCCTTGCATTCGTCCATTGTCGCTGTGTCGCCCATCTTCACGCCACGGGTCTCCCCGAAGCAGATGGTGGGAACGCCGACAATATCGCGGTACGCCTTGGTGCTGACGCCCTCCTTGCCGCCGACGAATCCGACCGCGAGCGCGCCCGCCACGGTGAGACCATAGCCGGCGTTTCTGAGCCTACTTGCCATCTGCAACATCCTTTTGTGCGAGAAGTCGCGCGACGAACGCAGCGGCGACAGTGAAACCAGAGAGAGCAGCAAACAACCGAGGGGGAATATCCACGTAGCCGTCGAGGTATGGGATTGCGAACTCGATGCCTGATAGAAGGCCAGCGATCAGCATCAGGCGGATGCTCCAGGCGCGCTGGAGCACCCGCTTCCAATCGGATGCGAATTTCATGCATGTCTCCAATTTGGGGAAAGGAAGAGGCGCTAAGTCAGGCCTCGAAATCATTTTGCCGAACGAAGTTGTTCGTTCATGTTTCTTTCAAGCGGACTCGGTTATATAAACGGCCTATGAGATTTCGGACGGACAAGGAAAAGACTGTCGAGGCGCTCCTCTTTATCGTTTCGCGATATGGAGAGGTCGGACGCTTCCATGCCCTTAAGACGCTGTATTTCGCCGACCGCGAACATCTCCGTAGGTATGGCCGTCCCATCACCGGCGATCGATATATCGCAATGGACAACGGCCCCGTCCCCTCGTTTGCTTACAACGCCCTCAAAGAAGACGTTCCTGAGCCTGTTCGGGAACTCGTGGTCGGCGCATTGTCTCCGGTCGCGAACTCATACCACCCGGCGTATCGCCCGCACCGTGAACCAAATCTTTCCTATTTCAGCAAGACGGACATCGAATGCCTTGATTGGGCTTTCGAGCATTGCCGCCGGCGCTCCTTCGGCTCGATATCTGACGAAACCCATAAGCACCAAGCTTGGGAAAAGGCGCCACTAAACGCCGAAATGAAGGTCGAAGACATGCTCGATGGGGTCCCCGCCGAGATCATCGAGGAAGCGGAGCAATTCGCTTCCTATGGCATCCTGTAAGCTCGGCCACATCTATGTCGTTCGCACAGTGCTCGCTAAGCCAGCGAAGGACAAATTTGCTATTTGCGTATGCGTAGCTGAGGGTTACTTCATCTGGATCAACACAAAGGCCGCGCCGCACGGACGGGATCAGCTTGCCATAGCGGCGGGCTGCCATGAACTGGTGACCCATGACAGCCATATCGATCTTTCAAAGATTTTCCGCCATCCTGAGTGGGAATTGGATCAGGCTAAAGAATTCCCGTGCATATCCGAAGATCTCTGCAGGACGATCATCAACCGGGTCGCCGGCGGTCTTGACGTCTTGCCATCGCGCCATGCGGAGATCATCGTGGAGAACCTTACCAAGCTGCTTTAACAGCTTCCATTTGGCCCACTTCGGGCCAATCTGAACGGCATGCTGGTAGCTCCGGCCGGCTCTGACTTATTCAGAGAATGAGCTTCATGGGGGATGTTCCTGTTCCGAGAGGTGGTTAGCCGCGCGAGGATCGATCTGAGCGATCAGTCTTCGGTGACGGTCGATGCGGTCGTCAGGCGTGGCGTGACGCCGCTGGAAACCGAGATATTCGGCGTGACGGTGCCGGAATACAGGAGCTTGCCGGCTCCCGATGATGCCGTACCGATGGCGAAATGGGTGATGGTGTTCGTGCCAGCCGTCGCGGCCGGGAAGACGATGTCAGCGGCCGGCGACACCGAATTGCCGGTCACTGTGAAGCCGCCGGAGGTGCGGGCGACGGCGACACGAGCATAGGAGGTGTAGGTCGCCTCGCTGGTCGTCTGGTCGCCGGCCTCACCCGGATCCGCCGTGTGCAGCGACACATAGAGGCTGGTCAGCGGCGACGATCCGGCATTGTCGGCGATGTTCGCGATTGCCGTCGCGTTGAAGATCAGTTTCAACAGATCGTTTTCGTATGTGTTGCCTTTAGACATGGTCATTCCTCGCTTGTTAGGTTCCGAAGGCGATAAAGGGCAAGAGGCGCGCGGTCGCGTCGGCCGTCGGGAAATCGACGGTCAGAGATCCCGACGCGAAGGCCTCGAATTCGCCGAAGTCGGCGCCGTTCGAAATGTTGAGCCGCGTCGTCGAGCAATAGCCGGTTTTTGACAGACAGCCCATCGAGCCGCCACCCGCCGCCGTGAGCCATCCGACGCCGAAGCCGGCACCGGCAACCGTCGTATTGACCGCGCCAGCGCCCGTAAGGAATAGCGCCGACGCCGGCGTAATGCCGAGGCCCGACGCCGTCACCTGGCCCGGTGACGTCGGCGTCGTGATCGTGCCGGCCTTCGCCGTGAGATGGCCGCCGAAGCTCCAAGCGGCATAGGGTATGTCCCTTTCGATGGCAGCGCTCCAAGTCGCTGTGACATCAGCCCCAGAAAAGCTTACGGTGCAGGTATGTGGGGATGGAGCAACGGCAAGGCCCGCAGCCTTATTGTTAACGCGCGCTTCTCCAGTACCGGAGCCAAGGTCGCGCGCGACGTCGTATTGGGTCGCAGAGCCGTCATTAAGCGCAAAACCAAACGTGATAGAGCACCTGTCGACATGGCCTTCCGCGCTCCTGTCCGTTTGACCAATCAGTAAGCCTTCCGGTGTGAACCCGAGGGTCTTTGTCGCGGCGCCGTCTGTCTCGCCCTGGATAACACCGACCTCGACCTGGCAATCTGCCCCGGCGAAGAACATGGCAAATCCGCGCTTTAGATAAAGCTCGGCATTTAGCGTCCCGATGTTAATCGTAACTTGGTTGGCTGCAAAGGATACAAACGTTGCAGCAAGGTATGTGGTGCCCACCCCATCTGTGACGATCATGCAGTTTGTTGTGTTATAGGTGCGACGGTCGTTGTTCGAACCGGACTCTGTGGAGGCTGCGGCTGCCCATTGATTGGTTCCGTCAGCCGCCCCGAACATGTGAAAAGCGTCTTCCGGCGTGACGCCATGCCCGACTTCGGAGACCTCCGCGTTCGACAGGCAGAAGACCACCATCTTCGGCGTTTTTCCGCCGAGCGTGCTTGTCGAAATCGTGAAGTTGCCGGTCGCCGACGGCAGTTGGAAATTGGCGAAGGAGACAACCGCGTCCGGTACCGGAGATGCGCCCGAAGCGGTGCTCGTTCCTGCCGCGGAACCAACGGATGCCGCTGCGGATGCACCAACCGCCAATGCCGCACCGAAGCCTGCGGAGCTCGCGGTTGCCGCAGCCGCCGAGGCGCCGACAGCCTGCGCCGTGCTGGAGCCTGTTGCGTCGCCTGCACCATCGCCGGGAAGCCCAGCCACGGCCGCAGACGTAGAGGTGCCAGAGGCAGCGGCTGTGGCATCGGCAACACTTGCCCCAGTGGCGGACGCTGAAGCAGCGCCACTGGAGGCCCCGACCGATGCAGAAGCGGCTGCGCTGACGCCGGTAGCCGCGCCAACACCCGAAGCCGCGCCAACGGCTGCGATGCCCGCCTGACCTACTGCGGCCGCCGCACCCACGCCCGAAGCTGCGCCGACCGACCCTGCCCCGCCGAAGCTAATGGTCTTTTCAGCAACATAGCCGCGCCCGACGAGCGCGCTGATCTGGTAGACACGGAATGTCAGATCATCCGGCATCGAACCGAAGTCGGTTGTGATGTCCGCATCGAGATAGGTCTTGCTGTTGGTCGTTGCCGTCAGCGTCCGCTTGACGGTGGATCCATTCATGATGTCGATTTCGAATTCCAGCGCTGCCTCGCCGAGGGGGCTATTGTCCGATCCAGGCAGGATGGAGCCGGCATAAAGGCGGGAACGCCAGTCCCACGACAGATCGATATCCGAGCCATCGATGACCGCGTTCAGATGGAGCGGCGGGAATGGCATTTCAGCCCGACCGACGAGGGTCTGGGACTCTGTCGGCGCCGAGGTAATCGGGAAGGCGTCGGATGCGGCCTTATAGAAGATGTCATTGCCGAGCTTCGTCACCTCGCCGGAGAACCGGACATGATGACCGGTCTGAAGCAGAACGAAATAATCCCCCGGCGCCAGCGAATCCAGGAACGCCTGATAGAAGGGCGATGACCAGACGATATCCGATATCGTGACGGTCTTATCGGTGACGGAGACGGTCTGGAAATAGATGATGATCCACCGCCCCTGCCTGCCGATCAGCGCCTTGTTGCGGCCGGTCAGCATTTCGGCTTCGGTGATCGTCGCCAGATCGCCGGTATCGCCCGACAGGATCGCCACCTCGAGCACGGACGTCGCGTCGATGGCCTCGACGGTGGCATCCGGCGAGCCCGTCATGGACTTCAGGACGCCAACGACAGGTGTCACGCCATAGCGGGAGGTCACCACGCCGTAATTCTGGCCATCGAACGAGCGGTAAAGCGTGGCGCCCATGAAACGCCGTGTAGCCGTAGCCGGACATCATCGCATATTGGCGGACAGCTGCGCCGCCGAGATCGTCGCCCAGGCTCAAGAGCGGCGCATCGAGATACAGGAGGCGCGTCAGCCGTGACGGGTCTGTCAGTTCCGGCAGGTTGATGTCGACCCCAGTGAAGGTCGCATCGATCGCCTGCACATATTGCGTTACGGTCATTTCCTGGGTGAACAGCTCGCCGGAGAGGTTGGCCTCATTGATCTGCCCGACGATGGTGAAGCCTTCGAAGTCGAACTGCACGATGTCGGCCGGCTCGAGATAGAACTTCTCCGGTGCCACCGTGAAGGCATAGATGTCCAGCCCGAAGTTCGAGCGGTAAACCTTCGTCGTGATCGCCTGCATCGCCTGATCGGACGACATGACGAAATTGGTCGACACGTCCTCCACGCGATCCGAGCGGGTGACCGAGTAGATGCCGACCGGGCGCCGATATTCCTGATCGGTCCGCTCGAAACTGGCGTTCTTGTCGATATAGGAGATGCGCGCCCCAACCAGCGACTGCTCGTCGGAATCCATCGTCTTCTGGATGTTGAACTCCGCCAGCTCGACGATAGCCTCGGCATCGATCGTATCGTCCAGCGAGAACGAGCCGTCGCGCTTAGCCTTGACATATTTGCGCATGCCGTCGGACGGGACGATCTTCACGTCGAAGATGTTGTTGGCGTCCTGCTCGGCATTGTCGAGCGTCGTGTCCGAGGAATAGACGACGCCATAACATTCACCACCGGTGAAGCCGTCGAAGACCAGGTCGAGGGCCGAGAACTTGCCGCGATATTCCGCGAGTTTGGTGTAGATGTTCTGCAGGTCCGACGTCGGGATCGTCGCCATCGGCAGGGTCCAGCGCGTCATGCCCGGATCGTTGATGGAATCCCACGTCGCCAACCAGCCGCGCGCCTGGTCGTAATAATCGTAATTGGGCGAGAACAGATCGCCTTCCATGATCAGCGACGTCGCCCCGGTCGATAGGTCGATCAAGTAGATGTCGTGCGAGCCGAACAACCTCCCGGCGGCGAAGCCATGACGGGTCTTGAACTGGAACAGTCCGCCGGTCTCGTAGACCAGATAGTTCAGCCGGAGAAGGCTCAGGCCCGAGGCGACCGAATAGATCTCCGTTCCCGCCTGATCGACCTTCGTCAGCGTGCCATCGGCCTCGTAGACGACGATCCGGCCGTCGGAGAAGTCATAGGCCACGCCTCGCGCGTTGGTGCCGGTGAATACGACCGACGAGCTCACCAGAGCGGCTTGCGAGAATACCGCCTTCCAGACGACATTGTCCTCGCCGCCGCCCATGTCAGAAACGGTGAAGAAGATGATTGCCTGGCCGCCGATGACCGGGCCAAGTGCCAGGGACGCTGTTTCGCCGGAGCCCGCCGCCGCTACCGGGCTGGAGAACTGGTGCGCGATATTGGTGAGCGTGCCGGCAGTGATGTCCGCCACCGTCGCCATCATCCGGGCATTGCCGTTGTCGATCGTCCCGAGCGCATCGGAATAGACGAGATATTTCGTCGCCGCGTCGCCGGCGATCATTTGCGCCGCCATCGGATAGGGCTCGAACGTCGTGCCGGACTCCGACAGGTTGGCAAGCAGGGTGACCACCTGCCCCGTCACGGTATTGATCAGCGCCATCCGGTAGAGGCCGAGATTGGTCTCTTTCAGGGCGCCGACGATGAAATCCGACCCGTCCAGCGACACCCAATAGCCGGTGTAATAGATCGTCGTCGTATGAATCAGCTTGGCGCGGCAGACCTCCGTATTCGTCGCGATATCGAAGGTGATGACATAGGCGTCGCCGGTCACATCGTTGAAATCCGAGGTGTAGTAATGGCCGCGTACCTTGTCGATGGCGTTCTCGTGGGTGCCGCCGCCGTCGAAGGTCGCGCCGAAGGTCAGCGTCGCTTCTTCATCGGAAAGCGTGCTCACCGTGGCATTAGTCGACAGTTCCGCCTGGAAGGATGGAAGCTGGTTGCCATAGGGCGCGATGTCGAAACCTTCGAGCACCGCATAGGCAAGCCGTGGCCAATAGGTCGGGTTGGTGAGATGCGAGCTCAGCAGCGGGTCGAGCGCCGTCTGGCCGCCGCCATAGAAGCGCATGGTGCCGGGAAATGACCGGGCCGGTGCCTCGGTGCGGTAGATATAGGCGTCATTGGCCTTGAGGTTGACCAGCGACACCGTGCCGCCGAGCGTCGTCTCGCAGAAGCCCAGCACCAGGTTTACCCGCGTCGCCGTATCGCTTTGCGACACGCTGCCGAGCAGGTCCGGATCGACGATGAGCTGCCCGTTGACCGGGAACGTGCCGATACCCTGCGGGATCTTGTCGCCCTTCGGAGAGGGCAGGCCGATGCTGACCGACGACGTCTGTGTGATCGACGCAGCCTCGACAATTGGCTCGGAGGTATGGCCGTAGAACGGGCCGTAGACCTGAACAGCACTCCAACCGCCACTCATCCCAGCGCCCACCCGCCACCACCATTATCATCGTCGGAATCCGGCACCTCCACCGGCACGACCGTCACGACGTTGAACGTCAGGTCGCCAACCGGGAGATTGTCGAAGGCGAACCGGCGCGCGGTATTTGAAAACCGACCGCATCCATTCGCACCCGTCGACTTGTCGCAGCCGGCATGGATCAGCGCCGTGTCGGCCGCCGCCACAGGGGCCCGCAGCGGCTCCCAGAGCTTCACCGTGTTCGTTGCGTCGACCCAGCGCCGGACGGCATAGGAAAAGCCCTCGTTCTCGCCAGAGGTGAACTTGATGGCACCGTTGGCATAGAAGTCATCGGTGGCTGCCGGCCGCGCTCCAGTGATCGTGAAGGTGAAGGCGTCGGTATAGGCAGCGACGGCGACGCTGTCCTGCCAGGAGCCGGCGACGTTGACGCCACAGCCGCTCTCGCCAAGGTCCCACTGGCAACCTGGCTTGTAGACCTTGAGCATCAGCTCGCGCTGCGCCCGCTCGGCCGCCCGGACATCGAGCGTCGCCCTGCGGCTGTCCACTGCAATCACCTGCCCGACATACCACTGGAAGCCGACCTCGATATTTTCCAGCGACGAATGGTCGACGATGTAGAGGCGGATGCGCGCCTGGTCAAGTTTGCGCCGGGCTGCCGAGTTGAAGAGGATCGGCGTCCCGTCATCGATCGGCAGCACCAGTTCCACCGACGGCGGGTCTCGTCCATCCGTCACCCGGATATTGCCGATGTCGAAGCCCGGCTTGCCGAGGTAGAGGTGGCCGTCGACCGTGACGTTCTTTCCGAAATTGTTGAGGAAGACGTCCTGCCCGTCGATCGTGGTGACGCGGCACAGCCAGCCGAGCGTCGTCACCGTCGATGCCGCGGCGTTCTTCATCGCCGACGAGGCCGACCTCATTCCAGCACCTCTTGCGCGTCAAAGCTCTGGATGGAGCCGAAATTGGCCGATTGCGACGACATCTGCAGGCCGGCGAAGTCGTTGCGGAAGCGGACCGGGAAGTAATATTCGGTCGGAGTGCTATCAGACCCAATCGTCACCACCTCTCCCGCCGAAAGGGCGCCGGACAGTGTGATCAGCCCGTTCGTCTGGGTGGCGCCGGTGTCTTCCGAGCCGTCGACAAAGACCTTGAGCGTGCCCGAAGCGATATAGCGGATGGTCCGGGAATAGGGATTACCGCCCACATCGTAGCGCTTGATGATCTGCGCGGTCGTCTCGCCGCCGGCCGCCGTCAGGATCGTCTCGTCGACCAGCTGGTGGTTCCAAGGATCCTTGAGCAGCCAGGAATAGAGCGGGCCGCGCCTCCCCATGTAGAAATCCAGCATCTGCCGAATCTGGTCATCGTCGAGCTCGGCGATCGAGAAGTCGAAGCGCCAGCGGGAATTGGCCCTGCGGGCGTTCCGGCGCTCGAAGCCGCCAGCGACCGACGTGATGGCCGTCAGGAACTCCGGGCCAGAGGTATAGCCGACCGCCAGCTTGTCGGAGAGGATGGCGCTGGGATGATCGACCATTTACGACCTCACGACCTGCTGCACGACGCGGCGGAATTCATCGGCCTGCGCCTGGCGCGAGCGTTGATCCGCGGCGGCGGCGCCATTGAAATTGACGTGGAGATTGATCGGACGCTCGGACTTGCTCTGCCCGACTTCTGGCCCGCTCCGGCCATCCGACACCTTTTTGTCGTCGACGATGATCACCCGCTCGCTGTTCTTCTTGAAGAACTCGACGCGCTGGTCTTCGCCCGGCATGATCTGACCGCCGGTGGCAAAGCCTGGTCCCTTCGACAATCCGGGGTTCTTTTGCGCACCGAGGATGCTCGGGGTGATGTTGTAGGTGGCGTAGCCGATTAAGCCAGTCCCATTCGTGTAGGTGATCCCCGGCCCCGTATAGATTGAGTTGTAGTCGACGATCGGGCTGTTGGAGCCCCCATATGAACCCGAGGAGCCCCAACCGCCGCTCTTCTTTGACGAGCCGCCGTATGAGCCCGACAAACCGTAGCTGACAGAGGACCGCGCCGCAGAGGCCGCTGCCGCGATGCCGGACTCGACTGCCTTGAGGCAGGCGACCATCTCGGTGAAGTCGCTCTCATAGGTCTCGAAATAGTTGGTATGGATGCGCAGTTCCTGCACCGCGCCGTAGAGATGATCCTCAATCAGCGACAGCGTGTCGCGACCACCGGAGAGAATCGAGGCGGTGCTGTCGGTGTTGGTGACGTTGCCGGCGCCGGCCATGGTCAGCAGTTCCGGGCCTTTTTCGCCGACGAGATAGGTCTTGCCGGCATCGGTCGGACCGCCCGCGGCACGGGCGCCGCCATAGCCGAGGGTGATGTCCATCATGGCCTGGTCGTATGGGTCGATGAGACCGCCGCTGCCATAGGAGCTGTAATTGCCATTGCCGCCCGACACGCCGACGGTCTTGCCGCCGCCAACGTCATAGGACTGATAGGAGAAATCGGCGACGCCGCCGTAGACGTTGACACCCTTGGTGCCGCCACCGGCCGACGGGACGGTATATTGCTGGATGCCGATCGAGATCATTCGGTTCGGGATGCCGGCGATCGAGGCGGACAGCGACTTGATCGACGACTCCAGATCGCGGACGCGGAAGTTGCCGTTGATCAGCGCATTGACGAAGGCGTCGATGGACTTGCTGTCGCCGCCGATCTGCTGAAGGCTGGCGCGGATCAGTTCCAGGCTTTCATGCGCAGTCTGGGCGGTAATGGAGCCGCTGTCGAGCGCCTTGAACACCTTCTGGATCGACGTGGCGGCGGCCACGATGGCGCCGGCCGCCTCCTGCCCGACACGCTTGCCGAAGACCTCGGAGACTGGCGTCTGTGCTGCTGCCACCAGCGTCTTCTGGATGTCGGTCAGCTCCTTGTTCATGTTGCGCAGCTGGTTACCGGACTGCTCAAAGGTGGCGAGCGTCTGCCGGCGGGAATCCTTCAGCTGCTGATTGACGTCGATGACCGTGCCGGATGCCTGCTTGCCGGCGGTGGCAATGCTGCCGACAGCGGTGCCGAGCGAGGTGGCGCCCTGGATAGACTTCGAGAAATCCATGTCGGCAAGATCGGCCAGGCGGGAGCGTGCCCGGTTCTCGCCTATACGATCGATGATCGAGCTGCCGAGATCGCGGATCGGCGTATCCGACATGATCTCCTCGATCTTTTTGTTCCGCTGCTCGACGACCTTGCTCAATGCGTCCGCATAGGGATTTGCGAGAGGCGAAATCGTCTGATCGGATGCACCGATGGTCGGGATATTGAGGCCGGGGATCTTGTTGAAGGCCGCGATGATGGAGTCGACCGAATCCGAGGAGACCTTGACGAGCGTGTTGAGCTTCTCGATCGCGATATTCACCGCGCCGGTGAAAGCCGCGCCGACGATGTTCGGCAGCTGGTCGAAGACCATGGCGATGTCATAGCCGGCCGCCCGGAATGCGTTGATCACCTTTTCCGCGATGTCGACGGCGGCGGACGACAGCTTGTCGAAGGCGTAGAACAGCGGATCCATCAGCGTCGACACGGCTGGGCCGAGGGCGGACCGCAGCCCGTCGCGGATCGTCTGGAAGGTCGCGGTCGCGACTTCGCCCCACGACACGGTGTCACGAAGCGCCTTGCTTGCCTGTTCCCTGATATCGGCAAGGCCCAAAGCGATCGGCGCCAGCAGCGCGCCCCACTTGCCGAAGCGCTGCGCGGCGCTGCCGGCCATTTCAGCCGTTTCGCGCAATGCGGTCACCACGCCGCCCTGCCCCATGTAGATCTGCCCGATCTGTGAACCCTGCTGAGCCATGACCATCAGCGGGTTCATGCCCGATGCCAGCGACACGGCAACGTCGTTCAGTTGGAAGATCAGGTTGCGGCGCTGGAAGGATACCATGCGCATTGCGGCAGTGTCGGCCACGATCGCGTTGGTATGGCCCTTGATCGCCTGGATGGTGGAGAGGGCCGCCTGACGCTCCCTCGACATGGCCGCGCTCATCTCGTTGACGGAGATGGCGCCCAGCCGATGCGCCTGCCGGATCTCGTCCTGCGTCTGCTTGTAGCGCTGGAGGACGGCGAAGGTCGGATTGTACTTGGCGCGCAGAGCGTCCTGCGCCTGGGCCATGACCTGGAACGAATCCTGCGCCGACTTCGCTGCCTGGCGCGTCACCTGGGCCATCTCGTCGATGCGCTGCTGTGCGGTAACCGCAGCCTGGCCGATCTCCTGAAACTCGCGCTTGACCACGCGGCCGCCGGTCTGCGCGCCGGACGGATCGATATAGAGCGATACGCCTTGTTCCATTGCGTCAGACCTTTGGTTTCTGCGGCTTGCGGGCGCGGACCCACTCGAGGAAGGCCGCGTCCATGTCGATGATGATCCGGCAGAGCTGAGACCTCAGATCGAAGTCCTTCAGCCCGATCAGATCGGCATAGGCTTGGATGTCGGATAGAACGATGTCGGCAAGGCCGCCGAAGGATGACCGGCGGGTCTTGGAAAGGACCTGGAACGCTTTCCAGAAGAGAGCGTTGCCCTGTTCCGGCAACACCCGCCGGTTCAGCGCTGCCGGCCGCTTGCCGGTGTCCCTCTCGATGTCCTGCAGGAATTCCAGCTGATCGCCCCACTCCAGATGCCAAAGCAGGGCCTCGATCAGTTTTTTGCGGCTTCGTCTTCCTGCGCCTTACGGAAGTTGGCGAGGTCGCCGCAATCCTCCTGGAACAGGGCGAAGACGCGCCGGAAGGCGGGGGTTTCCATCATCGCCACGAAATTGTCGTCCGTGGTCTCGATCGCCTTGCCGCCGGATTTCGCGGTCGTCGACCAGCGCAGCACGACGGTCGTGGCATAGAGCCGGACAATATCGGCAAACTGCTTGGCGGGATCGATCTGGCCGAGCTTGGCCTCGCGCTGATGCCGCTGCCAGACCTTTGCAAAGGCCTGTGTGAACTCTTCGTTGTCGTCGCCGGCGATCTTGGAGATGATCGTCACATCGCCGTAGGGCGTGGGGTAATGGAAGGTGACGCCTTCCTCGAGCGCTATGGCGCGGTCGACCGGTACGAATCCATCAATCTGCATATCGGGGAGTCCTTTTGTCGGGATGGGGGGGCCGTGGCAAGCCCGACACCTGCCACGGCCGAGCGTGCACGCTGTTCGCTGTCGGGGGATTTCTGCTTCTTGGCTCTGACCGCCGCCTTCTTGGCGATCAGCAGCTCGGCGTAATGGTCGGGGACGGATGCTTCGACGCCTGCCTGGAAAGATCGCTTGTTGATCCCGTCCGGATAGCCGTCGAAGTCGTAGGCGGGGATGACGCGGACAATCATCAGGAGACCGCGCGGGTGATATTGATCGAGCAGTTGTCGGCGGGCGAGCCGGCCGTCGAATAGATCGCCTGGAAGTCCATGTTGACCATGACATCCTGGTTGTTGCCGGGCGTCGCGGCATCGCCGGTGGTCATGTAGAGCTTCGGCAGGCTGATCGTGTATTTCTCGCCCGACACCGAGCCGACCGTGAAGGACAGCGCCGATGCCGTGTGATTGTCGAGCAGATCAAGCACCGCCTTGTTCTCGAGATACGCTTCGATCGATCCGGTAACGACATGCTGGCCGAGACCGACGCCGGCGAGATCGGAAGATCCGATCTTGTCCTGGGCTCGCAGGTTGTTGTTGAGGTTGAGGCGGATCGAGCGGACCGTCAGCGCCGGGGATACGCCGCCGATCGACAGCGATGCGAAGTCCGAAGAGCAGTTCATCACCGCCTTGGTGTTCGCAGCCGCATAGGTGGCGCCGGAGAGCGCGGCCGCACCTGCCGAGAAGCCCCGGCCCATCAGCGTCATGTTGCCGGTGACGATCTGCTTGGCCTGGAAGTTCAGCGTCGTCGTGTTGATCAGGCAGCCCTTGTAACGGCGGTAGACGTCGGTGGCGCCGGTCTCGAAGGTCTTCTCGAAGGTGAAGGCGTGCCGGTCGCGGCCGTTCTTCAGGACGTTCGAGGCCCATGTGCCGAGCAGCGCGCTTTCGAGCAGAGCGTCGAAGGTGCCGTAGGTAAGTTCGAAGTCGATGCCGCCGGAGACCATCTGCCCGACCTTGGTGACGTCGGGGACGTTGCCATCCGGGCGGATCTCGTTGGAGGTTACCGTCTGCTTCTCGCCGACAATGGACTCGCCGGTAAAGCGGAGGTTCTGGAACGATGGAGAGGCCGGCGTCGTGCCTTCTGTCGATTCCGGGGCAAAGGCAAGGCGAGTGCCCGAGGTATCTGCAATGCTCATGATGGGTTCCTTTCACCAAAGAAAAGCCCGTCAACCGGGCAGTGCTGCTATGCGTTAAGCTCGTCACGCTCGAAGGGGCATGCGATCGTCCAGATGAGGAACGGCGGCTCTTCTTCCCGGCTCATCACATAGGGGATGCGACAGCGGACCCCGCCGAAGGTCTGGTTGCGGAAGACGGTCATGGCCGCGTCGGCGATCGGCCGGATCGTCGCCGTCCCTGCCCCGCCCGGAACGGCGATCTGGATCATGATGACGCCGATATGGCGGACGAGATTGCTGCCCGGATTGCCGAAGCTGATCTGCTCCGCTTCACCATCGAGAATGGTCAGCCGGACGGAACTGGTATCCCGGACGAATTCGAACTTCTGGCCGTCATAGCCGACCTTCATTGACGCATAGGCGGAATCCCAAGCCGTCTTGAACCGGCCTTCGATCGCCTGTCGCTCGGTTTCGTAGCTCATCGCAGTTGGCTTTCCAGTTCGGCGAGGGTGAGCGCCAAGACGCCCGCCGGTGCCTGCTTCGACCAGCCGGTTTCGAGACGCCGCGCATAGGGCAGATTGTTCGACAGCCAGATCACCCGATAGGGAGGAACGGCATTGATGACCGCCGAGCCCTTGGTGATGGTTGCCGAGCCGCCCTTGTCGGTGGCGTCGGAAACTGACGGGTCAGCCGTGTCGATCGAGACGTTCCAGTTGCCGCGGAACCGGCCGGTATCGACGGGCGATTTCAGCACGACCCCGTTCAGCGCCTGCAGGGCGAGCTTCTGCGTCACCAGCTGCATCGCCTCGTCCGTCAGTTCGTTCGCCAGCCGCTCGAGGCTGAGAGCGAACTGAAAGGCGTTCTGGGCCATCAGTTGATCGTCACTTCTTCGCAGGCGGTGATCTGGACGGCGACCAGCCGGCCGTCTTTCGTCTGGCAAATGGCGAAAGCCGCCTCTTCCAGATCGTCGGTCTCATCGCCATATTCATCGAGCAATTGGATGATCGGAATATCCTCGCCGTCGTCGGTCGAAACGGTCAGGACAGCTCCGCTCATGTTGCAATCACCACATAGAGAGCCCCGGCGCCGACAATATCGCCAGCCGCCTTGATGGTCCGGGCGACACCGCCGACCGTGATCTTGTCGTTTTCCTTCGGCGCGGCCGAGAGTTCGATCAGGAACATCACGACATCAGCCGGTCCCGCGACGTAGGCCGGGAACATGTCCTTGATCGTGCTGGCAATGCCGCCTTCGACAGAGCCGCCGGTCGCGATTACCGCTCGCCCGGTGGCCGTTGTCGTCGTCTCGCTGTATTGCCCCGTGGCAGCGTTGTAGGCGCCCTGCGTCACCTTGGTGAGGGTGCAGGACTGCACGACGCCCGAAACCTCTGCAGCGACGGCTGTGAAGGCTTCCGCGGCGATGGCTGCAACGGTCGTGCTCATGGGTCAGGCCCTGATCAGCGTGCCGGAGCCCGACGTCGCGCCCGGCTGGCTGCTGGTGAGGCCGTAGAGCAGCCCCTCGATCGTCAGGAAGCGGTCGCGCGCCGAAGCGCTGGCCATGTATTCGGTCTCGGTCTCGACCGGTCCGGCCTTCACCCGCTTGCGGGCAATGGCATTGCCACGAGCATAGGTCGGCAGCAGATCAGTCCCGCCGAGGTCGAGGATGGTCGCCTCGTATTCGGCCTCCTTGACCTGCTTCGGAATGGTGTTCGAAGGGATCTCATAGCCGTCCTCGTCGATCACGCCTGTGGTGAAGGACGGCGTCAGGAAGTTGACGGGCAGATCCTGGCTCGATGTGCGAGGCCATGCGAGAGCCTGGTCGCGATCGGAGCGGAAGCCCTTCCATTTGCCGCGATAGGCGCGATCGAGATACTGCGTCGCCTTGCGCATCGCGATCTCGATTACCCCATCGGTATAGACCGAGGTGTAAACGAAGCCGACGGATTCCGCATAGGCCTTGAACTCGGCGAGCGTGGCGTAGCTGTCGGCATTCGCGCCACCTACCGTAGCATCAAGGGCCATTGTCTTACTCCGCAGCCTTCAGGGCGTTGTAGTGAGCGAGCAGCTTATCGCGGCCGGTCTTCGGATGTGGGGCCTTGCCCGTCGCCGCCTTGATGGCTGCGTGCAGCTGCTCGTCGCTGAGATGGATGCTGGTGTCGGTACCGCTGCCGTTGGCGCCAGCCTGGGCAGCGATCGCGGCCGCAATCTCATCCGGCGTGCTGCGCGAGGCGTAGCCGCTCGGCGGGTAGTTGGCAGCCAGGTAGCCGGCGGCCACGAACTCCTCAACCGTCGGCCCATCTTCGCGCAGAGCGACAGTCCCGACCTTCGGCGCATATACGGCGTCGACGATCTTGAAGCCGGCGGCGACCAGTTCGGCCTTGCGCTCCGGCGACACCGGGTGAGGCTCGTATGCGATCGATTTCTCGGTCATTGTCGGGGTCTCCGTTCAAGGGAAAGAGGCGGGACCGAAGCCCCGCCCCTCAGATCAATCAGCGGCTCTTCAGAACGACACCAGCGAGTGCCTTGTCGTAGGAAGCGGCCTTGTCCCAATTGGAGCCGGTACCGACAGCCGTGCTCGTCGGGTTGGCGCCGCCGTTGGCGACGTCCCACTTGAAGCCCTTGACGCCGGTGTTGTAGGCGAATTCACCCTGCAGACGGGTCAGGATGTTTTCGCCGCCGGTGATGTCGTCTATGAGGACGTCCGAGGTCTCGGTGACTTCGCAGAGAGCACCGTTGGGGGTCAGGCCGAGGGTGTAGTAGTCGGTCACGGCCGGAGAACCGGACGTCACCTTCAGGCTGTCGGAGTCCGTCACCAGAACCGGGCGGTTCAGGGTGATGGGCGTGCCGGTCTGGACGTTGAAGTTGGCAACGCCTTCGATCTTCGCGGCGATCTGCTCCTTCACCAGGTTGAAATAGACCTTGGAATGCATGATCCAGCAGACGATGCGGTCGGCCCGGTCACCCATCAGGGCGAGCGCGTCGACGAGGCTCGGCGTGGTGATCGTGCCCGAGGACGCGACAGTGGTCATCATGGCGCCGGAGGACACGTTGACGAGCGCGGCACGGGTCGCGAGCAGCGTCGTGTTCAGCATGTCGAGCTGCTGCGCAACCGCGATCTGACCGCCGAGGATGCCGGCGAATTCCATCTCGGAATAGCGGGCGAAGATCTTGCGGAAGGAGTCGCGGGACTGATCGACCGGGCCGATCTTGCGGTTCAGCTTGACGCGGATGAACTCATCCTGGGCCATCGACAGCTTCGTCGCGGCAGACGTCGAGGTCGTGTCGCGGCGGGTGACGAGCGAAGCGATATCCTTGAAGAAGGATTCGTATTCGTAATCACCGGGCTTTTCGATGGTGCGCATGATGATGGCGTTATTGACGGCGGCATTGAAGCCGTCCGCCTGCTGCTGAAGCGTTTCGGCAGCGCGGGTCTTCAGGTATTCCTGGTAGACCTTGAAGTTCGAAGCGAGATAATCGGCCATTGGTTAGATCCTTTCAGTGAAACCGATGTGGGGCCGACTTAGTCCGGAAGGGCCTTGTACTTTTCGACGCCGTGCTCCTGCACCCAGGCAGCGCGGTCCTTCTCGGATTTGAAGTCGGATTTCTTGCTGATTCCGGATCTCCCGGCCCTGCTATCGGGCTGCTTCCCGCTGCCCCCTGCCCCGCTGCCCTTGAAGAGCGACGGGTATTTGTCGAGCGCTTCCTTGACGAGATCGTCGAAGGTCGCCGTGCCGTCCTTGGAAGAGCCGGCGAGCGGCGTCACACCGTCCGCGGCCACGATGTTGATGACGCGCTTGTCGCCGTCGCGATCGAACTTGATGCGGTTAGAGAGTCGATCCGGCAGAAGGTCGATGCCTTCTTCCGTTGCCCCTGCCTTGGTCAGAGCAGCCATGAGCGAGGTGTTGATGATGGCGCTGCGTTCGGAGGCGCGCGCCGCCTCGAGCTCGGATGCAAGGTCGGCCTTTTCCTTGTCCCACCGGCCCTGATGCTGCTTCAGGATGGCGTCGAAATTGCCTTCCTTCTCGTTCTTCAGCCGTTCCGCCTCTTCGGCGCCGGCGATCAGTTCGGCGATCTCGTCCGGGGACTTGCCGGTGCGCTGCCAGGCCTTGATGTCCTTTTCGTATTTCTTGCGGGTCTCGCGCTCGGTCTCCAGCGCCTTCTTCAGGCCGGAGTTATCTTCGAGCCCGTCGACCGCGAGGACGAACTTGCCATCCTTCTCGGCGTAGAGATCGCGGTGCGCTTCGGAGACGTCATCGAGGGAGTCGACAGAGAATTTCAACGGCATGTGGTTCAGCCTCTCGCTGGTTGGGGCATCGCGCCCATGAAAAAACCGCCGCGGCTTCACACCGGGCGGTCGGGTCGGGTTAGAGGTTGGTCGGGATTACGACTTGAGCCAGTCCAGTGTCGGATAGCCCAGCCATTCTTTCGTCTGCCCGCTCATCGAGCGCGTCACGTCGCGGAGGATCGGATTGGCGATCGACCAGGCTTCCGTGAAGGCGTTCACCTCGCTCCACGGTGTTCGGTCGAAGAAATGCGATTGCGCGCCGTCCATCGGCACGCCACAGAGGATGATGCGATCAAAGCCCTGCTCGATCGCCACCTTGACGGCGAAGAGGCCGGAGGATCCGGATGCGCTCATCCCCGGCCAGCGGTAATCCATGACAATATCAACCGGAAATGCACCGTTGCGCCCCATCTGGGTATTGCCGTCGTGGGCTACGAAGACTTTCGGCCGCTGGTAGCCTTTGGCGTCGCGCCCGGCCATCCACTCGGTATATTTCTCGGGATGAAGCGAGACAGCGAAATCAATCTCGCCCGGGTAATGCGCCAGCATGTCGTTGATGGCGATGGTCGCGTCAAAGGAGCCGAACTCCTTCGCCTGTTCCAGGTCATCCCAGGCGCAGGCAGCGCCGCCGAGAACAAGAGCCGATCTCATTTACTCGCCAAGATGATGCAGTGGCCACCATGAGGAACGACCGCGACCCGGGCGAAGTGCTCCTGCACTCTTTTTCCCCACCAGATAGCATCCCTGACGGTCAGGTGAAGACGTTCACCGATGAGGGCGCCCATGCCGTCCGGTTCCGTGGAAATGCGGAAGTAGCAGCCGAGCCGCACCTTGCCGGCGATGTTCGAAAGCACCGCGTCGACCTTGTCGGTTGGGATGTGCTCCATCACGTCCGCGCAGAATCCCCAGGCAGCGATATCGAGCTCCACGGGCAGATCCCAGAGACACGCCTCGATAACACCCTCTTCGCGAAGCCGCACGAGGTCGATGCCGACGGTTTCCATGCCGGCACCCAGGAACTTGTCGAGTGCGCGCCCCTCGCCGCACCCGAAGTCGATGACGGAGGAAGTGCCGAAGATGGACATTGCCTCCTCGGCGCTGTCCTCGCCCGGAGACCAGACACGGTATTCCGGCAGAGCCCACATGCGCTCGTATTTGGCCCGCTCGGAAGCGGCCAGCAGATCGATCATGGCGATGTCCTGAAAGGTCTAGATGAGCTTGGTCAGCTTGCCGCGCGCCAGGCAATGGCCGCAATAGATGACCTTCGATCCTCCGAACGGAACCCCGTCGCGGATCATACGGCCCTGTTTCATTTCAAAGCTGAGCGCCGTGGCGACGCCCGTGTCCTTCTCGCATTCACTGCAGGTCAGGACTTCCGGTTCGCCGCGCTTCCTTGCCCGATACGCCTTCGGCTTCGCCTCACCGTCGCCGGCAGGTCCGCCAGGAATCACCCGAAAGCGTTGGGGTTCGTCAGCCATCGTCAGGAGAAGGCGCCAGACGGGGTGGTCATCTCCACCGCCTTGATTTGCCGGTCAGAGAGCGGCGTGCCGTTCTCCCAGGAGCCGCGGAGCATCACCAGATGAAAATAGACTTCCGTCGTGTCGCCGATCCGCTTGATTGGGCGATCCGGATAAAGTTCGTTGTAACGCTGACGAGCAGCTTCGATATCGGCTGAAGCATCAGCCATTTGCCACCTCATCAATTATGGCGCGGAAGGCTCTTGCCGTCCGCGGACCCATCTGTTCAATCATATATGCCCAGAGGGCGTGCTTTTCCAGAACATTTGCCATGAAGGCATTGGCGAAGGCTTCCGCCGCGTGTGCCGCCGTCACCTGGCCGCCCCTGCCATCGTCCCGATATGACGGGAACTTGCTGTAATAGAGCTTGCTGTGACCGTAGCCGCGGCCGAGATCGGTGACCGATCCGAGAAAGTCCCTCATGTTGCCGAGAGCGTACATGTCGAGCAGCAGGTCGTCGGTAACCGTGTAGCCGTTCTCTTGGTGCCGGCGCAGCAGCTCACGCTTGATCGTGTCCATCGCCCGATCGAAGTCGCCGGCCGTCATCAGCCTGCCGAACTCGGCAACGGCCTCATCATTGCCGCCCATCAGATCGCGCAGATGCTCGTTCGCCGCCGGCGGAACGTCTGATGCCTTCACCTGCCATGCCATCAGCGCGCGCCGGTCTTCGGCGATGGCATCGGCCATGGCGGCGGAACGCAGCGTCACGACCGTGCGCCCGTCGGCGTCGATGGCATGCCCGTATTCATGGGCGAAGGTCCCGACCCACTTTGCGCGGTTCTCAGCCGTCCGCCAGTCGGCCGGGATCGACATTGAGTGGTCATCGAACCGGTAGAAGCCGCCGCTGTCGGTGTCCTTCAGCTTGACTGGCGTGGTGTTCTCGAACGCCTTGACATAGCGCTCATCGAGATCCTTGCCGAGCTTGGTCGCATAGATGCGCTCGAACTCGTTGCGTCCCTCGATCGCGGTCCGGTTCGGCGCCGTTGCCGGTTTTGCTTCAGGCTTTGGCTTGCCGCCGAATGCCTTCTCCCATGCATCGCCCTCGCGCTGGCGCAGCTGGTCGAGCGTGTATTCCTGCCCTTTGGTATCGATGAAGCGATCGAGCTCCAGCCCGCCGGCCCGGAACAGCTTGGCCTTGGTCGGCCCGAGGATGTCGTCCTGCACCTCTTTCGGCTGGCGTCTCAACCATTCGGAATAGGTGACCGAGGCCGCGACCTGGCCATCCATCGAAGCACGCGTGCCTTCCGGCGCTTCCTTGAGGTTGATGCCCAGTTCCTTCCAGGACTTCAGCACCGGCGCCGTGGACGATCGGCAGTTGAGATGCGCCGGCGGCCGAGGACCGCTGTCGAGCGGATAGACCTTGCCATCACGACCGCGGCAGACAGCACTAGTGCGCGCGTCCAGGGTGGACACCCATCTGATGCCCTTGATGACGCTGGCGTTCTCCTTGTAGGTCTCGTTGCGGGCGACGGTGGCGGTATGGTTGACCGCCGTGCGGACCGTCGCCTCTGCCCCGCGCCGCGACACCTCGAGGATGCCGTCGCGATACTGCTGCGCCCGCGTGCCCCTGATATCCCTGACGATCTGATCCGTCGTGCGGCCTTCGACATAGCCCATGCGGATCGTGTCGCGCAGACGGCGATAGGCGCCGGCCTCGAGATCGGCATACCAATCTTTCAGCAGCCGGCCATCGAACGGACGAGCCATCACCGCCGCGTAGAGCTGGGCGCTCGTCGGCTTGATCAGATCCAAGCGCACCGGCAGCGCCTTGCCGAGCAGGTTGATCTGGAAATCCCGCTCATAGGACGACAGCGCCTTGAGTTCGTCGCTCAGCGACGTCGTCGCCCGTCCATAGGCTTCGGCGATGATCGACCGGACCGAGTCCAGCAGCAGTTCCAGCCGCCGCTGCGTGAAGCCCTGGTCGCCGACGCCGCGCTTCACCAGTTCTTTGACCAGCCGATCGTCGACACGGTTCAGCAGCCCGACGATCTTCTTGACCACCGACGAGGAGTAGCGAAGCAGCCCAATCTGATGGCGAACCGAGGCGTCGAGGGCTTCCTCATTCGCCGTCGGCATTATCGTCCTCTGCCGGCGGCTTGATCAGGCCGAGCGATTCCGCGTCGCCTTCAATGCGCTCGGCTTCTTCCTCCGGGTCGATGTCGCCCATCAGGACACCGCGGCGGATCAGCTCCTTGATGAAGGTCTCGCGGCTGATCTGGCCAGCATTGACGGCGGCAAGCAGCGTCGTCAGGTCGGTCGCATCGCGAAGGGTGATGCCGAAGTCGGTGTTGACGGTGATCGAGCCGCCCGTGTCCTTGCCCAACCCTTCATACTCGCCCATGAATCCGAAGGCCTGCTCGAGCGCGTCCTTGAGGTTGTCGGCCATCATCGCGAGCGGCGAATTCATCTTCGCCTGGTCGATCGCCTCCCCTGTTGCCGTCTGAGATCCCGGCTTCGGCGTCAGCAGCTCGAGCCCCTGCGTCTGCATCTGGAATTCAAGGTCGTCGAGGTCGTTGCTTCCGGCTTCGATCGCCTTGCCGGAATGCTCGACATACTTCATGTCGGCATTTTCCGATGTCGTCCGGGTGAAGCTGTTGGCGCCGACGACGAGCCTGTCCTCTTCGCCGAAGCCCTTGGCAAATAGCATCGGGACGCGGGCGACATGCAGGATGTTGCGCTGGTCGCTCGATGACTGCCAGTGCGCCAGGTTGAGATAGGCTAGATCCGAAAGCGGCGGCTCGCCCATCATGAAGCCGGTGCGGTTGGCGTAGAACGGCACCAGGGTGATGTCCTTGAGGCTTGTCATGCCAGACGCTGTCAGAATCCATTCTTCTTTGCCGTCGACCTTCTGCTGGCGATAGACGCGGTATTGGACGCCGAGCTCATCCCGATCGAAGACGCGAACCTGCTGAACTTCGATCTGCCCGAATTCATCATCGGGATCATCTTCCACCGCCGTCTCCAGGATGCGCACCTGGGTCAGGACATGATGACCGGCAATCACCTTCGACTTGAAGCCGATCAGCGAACAGGCCTCGATCAGCACCAGATAGGGCCGGCGGCCGCTGTCGATATCATCCTTGCGGGTCGCGCCTTCTTGCGCCGGCGGCATCTCGACGAGGATATAGGAGATCCCGTCGTTCATCCCGGCTTCGAAGACCGAATAAGCGAAGTTGTTGAGCCCCTGCCCGGTCAGGTCGATATTCTCGGCATAGGTCTTCAGCTTGGCCGGGACATCCTCGCCCATCTGCACCGGCTTCGTGAATACCTTGCCGGACATGTCCTTGGCCGTCTTGCGGTAGCCATTGAACAGGAAGGTGCGGTTGACCCTGTCGTTATAGGCAACCTCGCTCTCGGCGGCCTCCTGCGGCAGATAGGTCTTGCCGGCCTTGCGCATGGCATCGGTGCCACCCATCAGCGTCCGCGGCAACGCGCGCTTCTGCTCGGCATCCAAATAGATGTCTGTCGGCTTGGCGACGGTGTTGCTCATATCCGCAGTTCTTCCGATGTCGTGACGTGTTTGCGTGGCGGGTCGACGTTGGTCAGCATGAGAGAATCCGCATAGTCCGGGCTGTTGATCCCGCGCCGCTTCAATCTTCCTTCTTCTCGATGACGATCTTGCCGCGGTCATTGCGCCCCCACTTGACGAGGGATAATTCCAAGCAGAGCTGATCGCTTTCCTTGTCGCCGGACGGCAGCGCCATGAGCTCGTCGACCGGGTGCTCTTTGCCGCCCTTGCCTTCGAGGAACTGCACGTGCTCGTGCGTCCGCTGCAGGGCCGTTCGGGCAAGCCACCAGACCTCTGCCTTCAGGTTGCCGAACATCTCTTCCGATGTCCGACCGTCCGGCCATTTGCGTTGCGTTGGCGGCAGACCGGTGTTGACCGGCACCACCCGCAAACCTGCTTTCGGGTTCTTCATCAGCGTCGACGAGACGCCGGCACCAACGCCAGGCGCATCGAAATTCAGCGTGGACGCGCCGGCCTCTGAGGCAGTGGCCAATCCCCAATGAGCCGTCTCGGTCGTGTCCGGATCTCGGCGGGACTTCGGCGGATCGACGACAGGGCCGCGCCGTGCAATCGCCACCGACTTCGCCTTGCCGGCGCCGACGTCGAGGCCGACAACCGCCACGGCGGACGCCCTAAGGCGAGGCTCCAGAGCCTTCAGCCGCTTGGCGCTCTCCACCCATATGGCGGGGATGCAGATGCCCTCCACCGAGGCGCTGTAGTCGATATCGTACTCGCTCGCCCACGTCGTCGGATCGGAGAAGCTGGCCTCCTTGTTGGCCGCCCATTCGTCGGTCTTGCGCGGATCGTCGCGCCAGTGCAGCCGCATGATCTGGTGCGGCTTCATGATCGAGTGACGCTTGCGGGCGAACAGGTTGCCCATCCCGTTGACCGACGAGACCCAGATCACGCAATCGGTGTTGCCCGACAGCGCCTTCTCTACCGTCTCAGCGTTCGGGACGAATGCCGCCTCGTCGACGACATACATCGAGGATCGACCACCGCGGCCCATATCCTCGCCACCCTCGCCCGAGATGACCGATCCGGTCTCCGGGTTGGAGATGCGCATGTAGTTGTCGTGCTGCGACCAGTTGAAGCCATCCGGCATCATCTCCGGAGGCAGCCGGCGCATCATGATCCGGATCTTGGCGAAGATGCTGTCCGGATTGTCCTTCTTGTCGACGTAATCGACCTTGCGAGAGCCGAACGTCGCCTTGAAGCCGGGATTGAACAGCCATTGATGCAACGCCACGCCGGCGGTCAGATAGGTGGCGCCGGTGTCACGGCTCTTTTCGATCAACCCTTCTTCGGCGGCATTCACCCGCTCGAGCAACCACAACACGACCTCGCGCTGCTTTGGCCAGAGCTTGAATTGAACGTAGGCGCCGCCTGGCTTGCCTACCAAGCGGGGGTCGTATGTCCAGACCCACTTTTCGAACCAATGCAGGATGTCATCCGCGCACTTGCGCTTTTCTTTTTCCCATCCGCCGGCTTGTCGGGCAGCGTCACGCCTCGTCTTCTCCGCCCTCACCAGCGCCAAAGCCTGATTGAAGCTTTCCGATTGCGCTTTCGAGAGCGGCAAGTTCATCGTCTGACATGTCCTTGAGCTTATCGGCGTCGATGGAAATGCCCTGCGTAGTCACCCTGCCCTGGTGCTGAACACTCGCCAGCTTGGCGTGCATGTAAGGCGCCGCGTCCTTCGCTATTGAAGCTGCAGCGTCCCAATCTTCCTCATCAGCATGTTTGCGCATCGCCTTCAGCATGACCTCCAGCGGCGTCAAGCCGTTTTGGCTCTCTCTATCCGCGATCTTGCGAGTTCGCTTTGTAGCGGCTCCTCTTGGGCGTCCTGCGCCCTTTCGTGCTCCACCGCGCATTCATTGATTTCCGGTTTGATTAATTTCAAAGAGCCCGAGGGCTAAACCAAGGCCAGAACATCCATATCATCGCGAGTACGACGCAGACGCAAATGACGAGCAGCAGGGCGCGCTCGAAATTCCCGCTCATGTCAGCCACCATCCTGGTAGAGATGCCAGAGCGAACGTCAGCGCCACCAGAGCGAGATAGACGGTCCATGCGAGAGCGTTGCGGACAGGACGAGGTAGGCTAGCCAGACGGCTTTGCAGGCGATGTGCAAGGGTTGGTCCTGGGCGAAAGTCGTCTTCCCCCTCAACTTCGCCTCGTCGATCGTCGTGTGTGCCAGCCATTCGAGCAGACCCAGCCAGATGTTACCTGTGACCACTGCGACGGCGGCGCCTTGAATGCCGGAGTGAGCGATCAGATGGTAAACGCGCAGCGGGCCTGATTGTTTGGCGTCGAGAAGGAACTGGCCATCCGCTGACTTTCCTTGCGCGAGAGTCTGCGCCATGGTCTCATGCCGGGCGTTTTTAAGAACTGGCATTGGGCAAACGCACCTTGAGAAAGACTTCTGTTTTCATCGCTGATGGACACTCCACCGGTGACCATGCCGTCCGGATCTTTTTTCATTCAGATGGCGGCTACCACATAGAATGCTACCTGGGTGTACAAGCGGGCGATCGTGTCTCGCATTGGCGCACTGTGGCCTATCGGCAGCATCGACTTCGAGAGGCGATCCTCAGATATTTCGCTAAGGTGATCAAAGCTGAATTGCGTAATGCCCGTCGCCGCGCGAAGCGGGCAAATTAGCCACCGTCCGCATTAGAACTTGACGCCTGCCGATTTCAGAACGGCCTCGGCGGTCTTGATGACCTTGCCCCACTGCGTCTCGGTGGTCGGCTTGGTTTTGGTAGCGGCGTCGAGCTTGCGCTTGGCCTCTGCAGGTGTGGTCTTCGCCATCAGCATGTCCCTTCGATGATCCTGGATCCGGCGAGCTTAAGCTTTCCGTTTTCGCCCATGACCCAGAAGTTGATCCGCATCGGCTGGCGGCATTTCGGCGGCGCCGGGATCTGCTTTTCAGCGGTCGGCAGCGGCTCTTCCGGTTTCACCTGTTCCTGTTTGGCGTGGGCCATGGAAAGGAACGACACCAGAACAAGGGCGCCGATGGTGAGGATGATGAGGACAGCGAGCGCGCGGATCATGGCAGAACTCCTGTGGAGAAGTCGAACAATGTGCAGAAGTTGCGGATTTCCGTAAATTATTCGCGCTGTGATAGCGCTTCCGTATTCCCCGACTCGCCGCCGTGTGCCCTGCTTCCCATGCAACCAGCAAAGGAGATGCGGATGGCTGAAGTGACTTACCCGTGCTACTGGCAGCGAAAAGACAATAGAGGCCAGTGGTATTGGATCTATTATGCAAGGAACCGAGAAGAGATCGCTCGGAGCAGCGAAAGCTACATCAACAGGAGCGATTGCACGCACAGCATTACGCTCATGAAAAACTCGAGCGCTGATCCGGTCTTTTATTCTGAATAGCGTTAAGGGGCGGGCGGTCGCATGTCCGCCCCTTCTATTTTGGTTGACCTGTGTCTCAGGCGTAAATACCGCCGTAACTTCGGCTGTAGTGGACGCGCAGGCCGAGGATTGTGATCAGAAATGCCTTGCCGTACTCGCGTTCGCGATGGAACAGACGAGGTCGCAACCCGATAGCGAGCTTGGCCGCATAGCCACCGCCGGGGACACCGGGGCGCCCTCGCTCCCACATCAGCCGGAACAGGCGCAAATGGTTCTGGATCTCGTCGAATCGCAAGACGCTCTTGAAGCGAAGCGACGGCGCCGATAGGACGAACAGCACAAGCGCCGCGGAGCCGACGGATAGCGCGATAGGCACCGGCGCAATGATCGGCGGCGTCACCGTGAGGGCGATGGAGAGAGCGGCACAGGCGAAGACCGCCAGGCCGCAGACGATCAGACTTCGATGCATGCGCATGCTCATTCCTTTCTTCTGATTGAAACAAAAAACCCGCCACGGCAAACCTGGCGGGCTGTGTTGGTTGCAGGCTCCGGAGTTGAACCGGATATTTCGCGGTTATGAGCCGCGCGGCTTACCGTTTGCCCTGCCTGCGTGATTGGCTCCAACGGCCCCGATTGACGGTCATATCGTTGGCTTATGGGCGCCCCGCGAGGGGAAAGGCTACACCCGCGTGTAGCTGTCTATGCAGCTTGGCGCTTGCGTCTTTCAGCCTCGCGCTGCCGGCGGCGTTCATTCTGCTTGTCGGCCCAATCGAACCGATCAAGCGCGCTGTCGAAATCACATGCCATGGGCCGCGCATCTTCTTGGCGCCAGTGTGTAAGGCCTTCTGCGATGTTGACATGTTTATCGCTCATTTCGGCCTCGTCAGGCAACAGGGCCTGAAGGTCGATTTCGTTATGCTGCAAAGGCTTGCGAGACAGAGCTAACAAAATACGTACGATTGCACGCTCTTTCCTTCGCCGTCCGGTCTCGGCATGGATGCCGGTTCGTCCGCACCAGTCCTTGAACGATTCCTTTCTGGCAAGGCACCAGGCCCATGCGGTGAGACAGCAGCGCTCGCTCTCATTTTCGACGAAGCGAAGCCATTGCTGCGTTTCCTCTGCCTCACTGATCTCCCGAGCGGATGGAATGCGCAGCGTGGACCAAAAGTCCTTTCGCTCTTCCGCCAGCCGTTCGGCGCCCCATCCGTTCTTGTCAGCCTGGGTATACTGGAACTCGATCCATGCAGCCCGCCGTGAAACCTTCGGCCCGACAGATGAGAATGACCTCATGCTGATCTCAACGGCACGGATGAAGCGTTCGCCTATTTCTCTACCTGTGATCATGCTGCTCCTCGTCGATCGTCCAGAAGGTCAGGCTGGACCGCCAACGCTCCGAAGCGCCGCCGCATCCTCTCGTATATCATCCCGTCGAGCGCATGTCGTTTCGAGACGACGCCATCGAGATCGAACGTCCAATACTGAAGATAGCCCAGCGGTATCTTGTCGAAGAAATCGAACCAGGCAGAGACGTTGTTGTCGACCAGGTCGGGGAAGTTCTTGGCTGCTGCTCGGGCCATGTCGCTGACGACCCACAGGGAAGTCTCGTCGATGAACGCCTTGTTGTTTGCGGTCTCTGACAGCGTCATGACCACAAATCGAGCGTGCGCCTCACCATGGCGCTTTCTGATGCGGTCCAGCGTGGCGATCGCCCTCGTCTGCCCAATGGACGGCATGACATGCGCCGGCACCACGGCAATGCCGTATTCCGCGAAGATCGCAAGAGCTTCTGGGAATTCGGCCGGGTCCGTCATACCCCACCCCGCATCATGCTATTGTGTGCCCGGTCGACCGCGGCCTGGATGATCTCTCTGCCGCAAAGGTCATATTTGCCGATGAGGGCGTCCAGCTGCATAAGCCTGTCCTGCAGCTCTTTCCTGTCGGCCGGCATTGCCGTCTTGCTGCCGTGGACGAGGCGCGATGCCCGCTCCCATCTGTCCCGGGCTGCATCGATCTGGTCGGCGATTTCTTCGTCGGTCACACGGCCCTCCACAGGATAGCTTTCTGATCGGCCGGGATGCGGTGCTTTCCACGGGCCATGGGATGCTTAGGGGCTCCGCTATCGGTCTTTCCCCAGCACCACAGATCCGGGTAAGGCGCTTCCCCTGATTGGATCTCCTCGACGACATGGTCAATCCATAGGGAATCCCAGGCGATGGCGCCCCAGCACACGAATACTTGCGCTGCTGCCTTTGCTTTTTCAACGACATGCGGGAGGTTCACGAAGTTCAAATCGTCGCGCACGTCCCATGCGCCTCCATCGATCGTCGCTACGATGCGCCGGCATTCGGTGGGGTTTGACGTGCAGAAGGGATAGAGGTTGACCGCATCGTAGCCGCCGAAGCCGGCAGCATAGAACCATTTGTTCCACCAGATGGACGTCGGATCGTCTTTCATGGCGTCAGCAGTGGACGGGTTGCAGCCGATCACGCAAGCACGCGGGCCGTCGCTCCAACGCCGGCTCAAAGTCAGGCGGTTCTTGCCGTGGAATTCGGCATCATAGATTGGGCCGTTGCCGAAGAGATCGATCATGTGACCAGCCCATTTCTGAAAGCAAAGGCGACGAGCGCGGTATCCTTGTAGACGCCCGCCTTCTTCCGCAGCGCGATCTGATGGGCATAAACCGTGTGTTCCGACACGTTGAGGATGATGCCCATCTCGGCCGCCGTCTTGCCGGCGCAGAGGAGATTGATGATCTCCTTTTCTCGAGGGGTGATGTGGATCGAGGACGCCTGCATCAGACCACCTCCACAAAAGCGCGGGCACGGCCGGCATGATGGGCGCAGTATGTCGCTCCGCCGGTTGCCTCGGCACAGAAAAGGAAGGGGCCGCCGTTGTTCAGCACCCATCGGCATTCCCCGGCCTGAAGCTCGGTCAGTTCCTTCGCATACCCCGTGTCCAGCCTCTCAGCGTCGCTGGGCGCGATCTTCATGCAAGGGGATGTTCCGCCCTCAAACTCAGCTATATCGCGCCTGGCGATGTCCATGCGGACTTTGCGCGTTTTCCCGATGCCGTTGCCGACGTTGTCGTGCTTCGGTTTCCTTCTGGGAGCGCCGGGAATCTTTGGCTCCGGCTTCCGGCCGCCCGTCCTGGCATATGCAGGCGCCCCGACCTTCTTAGGCTTGAACATATCCGGGTTTCGGTGGACGAGGCCGAGGATCGACATGCGGGACGCGCCCTCGAAATTTGCGGCGATCATGGTCGCGGAATAGCCGTCGTTCCACATGGCCGCCATCCGTTGCTTGGCCGCGTCGTCCCAGACTGGCTGGCGTGTGCGTTTGACTTTGGCGTGCATGTTCATTCCGCAGCCCTCCACTTGGAACTCGCTGTCCGGCCAAGCATGGTCAGAATTGAAACGTGATGCCGGTTGAAGAGGACACCGAGTTGCATCGATCTCAGTTTCGGATAGCGCGCCATGACGCGGTGAAGGAGATCGACGCGGAAGGCGTAGTTTCGCCGCAGCCGGTGAGCCATCACCTCGTCATAGCTCACGCCGGCCAGGAAGCAGTGGGCTTTCATGAACTCGGTCGGCGTCGTCATCGGATGATTGATGCGCCGCCATGCCTTCCACATCTTCACGTGCTCGTCTGCATCAGGGCGCCGGTGGACGAAGATCACCCTGTTCAATTCACGCTCGGTCGGGCCTGGCTTTGCGTCCTTGCCCAAGCGATGATCGCGGCCGGGGATATCCGAGTTGATATGCGCCTGCCTGACGTTCTCTTCGGCCGAGGAGTATTGTCTGAGGGTGGTGGTCATGCGGCTTCTCCCGCACAGTGGAGGCCACATTCGGCGTCATACTCGTAATTTTCGTCGTCGAGCAGGCCAGGCATGAAGGGCTGCGAAGCGATTTCCCGCTCCAGATCGGCGTAGCTATATTCCGTAGTGAACCGCCGGCCAGCTTCTGTTGCCCTTTCCGACTTCATGGTGATGGACGCTTCTCGATCCTGCCACCAGGAGGACATGCCTGGATTGTCACGCATTAAGCGCTTGAGCGCCCCACGAGACTTGAGCATGCACAGGTCGCAGTTCCCCTCGTAGTCACGAAGACCGAGGTCAAATCCTTGAGGAAGTGAATGCGTTAAATCGATTGGGTCGGTATTCTCACCCAACCAGAAAGCTAGTACATTCCGCTTCGTGTGCTTGGCCTTCGCCATCGGCATCAGCGTTGTCCAGCGTTCTCTCTTGGCATCGTTCGCCGCGAGCTGGCGCAGGACGCGATGCCCCTCATCGTACCGAAGGCCAATGACGTTGTGCCAGTGAGTAAAGCCGATCGACAAAGCGAATTGCTTCATTACCCTGACCTTGAGTTCACTGGTGCAGAAGCGCGTTACAGCGTTCGGCAAATAGCCCTTTTTGTCGATCAACAAACGGAAGGGAATGCCGTCCCGGCTTGCGCTGTTGAATCCAACCTCTTCGAAGCCATCAAGCCGGTATTCCAGCCAATGGATTTTGACGCTCCACCTGCTGCCGCACTCATGGACGAAGCGGAGTGTTTCCTTTCGCTCCTTGCCGGTGTTGGCGAAGGCGACAACCACGTCATCAGGGAGCTTGCCACCATGTGCTTGGATGATCCGATAGAGCATGTATGCCGAAGTCCGGCCACCGGAGAACGAGATCAGCGCTGGGCCTTGAATGAGGTATGGGTTCATGCCGCAGCTCCCTTATTCTCGACCTCAACAACCTTCCCAGTGCCGCGAAATAGCTTCCGATCGGCCGCGGCAAACTTTGCCTCCTTCACGCTCCCGCCGGCGATCTCGCCAGAGCAGACGAGCTTCCCGTTGAAGTATGCCAGCACATGGTGAAGCGCGGCCTTGGTGGCGGCGAGCTCGTCGGGGAACACCTGGGGCTTGTCGCCTTCTGCCATGATCGGCTTGGGCCGCGCGTCCCTGGCAAATCGGATCATGGCCCACCAGCGGCCGCCCGGGATCGGATGGGCATAGCCCGCAAACTCGTTCATTAACCGAACTCCTTTACGCGGTTGCAACCGGCGCCAGGCATAACGCCCGCGAGCAGTGGTGAGGGTTGATTGAAATGCTGGGAATAGAAATTGGGACTCCCTACGCGAGCCGTATGGCTATTCGCGCGGACTTCAACTCTCACAATCAGTGGGGTATCGACCGAAGCGGTGAGGATCACGTCATCATTCTTGTGAGCGATCCAGCAAAGCAGAGACGACATCGATATCGTGACGCATTGATGCCAGATGGCCGATATCGCTTCTATGGTCAGCGACCCAAAAACGGCGACCCGAACGACAATAACAACCACATGGTCCGCGATCACGTCGAAGGTGGGGATAGCCTGGAACTGTTCGTTAGGAGCCGTGGACTCTTGGGATTCCCAAAGCTGAGCAAATCAGATTCAAGACTGTCTTTTGGAGGCAGTCATGGGTGTTTTAGATCGTCTCATTCTTCGAGATGACCAGTGGGAGCGGATGTCTCGTCATATCATTGGCGACGATCGCACGCGCGGTTCGTCTGGACGTGACAATCGCATGTTTGTGGAAGCGGTCTTGTGGATCGTGCGGACGGGTTCGCCCTGGCGCGATCTGCCGGAGGTGTTCGGTGATTGGAACAGCGTGTTTCGCCGCTTCAGCCGCTGGAGCCAAAAGGGTGTCTGGTGGCGTGTCTTCGAAGCAATGTCGGAGGATACCGACTTCGAATACCTGATCGTCGACAGTACTATTATTCGCGCCCACCAGCACGCCTCCGGCGCAAAAAAGGGGCTGAAGATCAGGCCCTTGGCCGCTCGCGCGGCGGCTTGAGCACCAAAATCCATATGGCCGTGCGTGGCCTTGGATGTCCTGTTCGTTTCATCCTGACCGCCGGCCAGAAAGGCGATGCACCGCAAGCCGATCTCCTGATCGAAGACCTGCCAGCCGAGGTCGTCATGGCCGATACGGCCTATGACAGCGACCGGCTACGCAAACTCATTGCCGACAAGGGCGCGCAAGCGGTTATCCCGAACAACCCCTCGCGTGCCAAGAAGTATCCACTCGACAAGGAACTCTACGCTCAGCGCTATCTCGTCGAATGTTGCTTCTCGAAGCTCAAGCAGTTTCGACGCATCGCCACGCGATATGAGAAAACCGTTCGAAACTACAAAGCCATGATCGCTCTGGCCGCAACAATCTTATGGCTCAGATAAGTGTCCACAGCTCCTAGAGAGGGTGAGGCCTACGTCTATCGGGGCGAATGGGTGTTGGATGAGGAAGCGGCCAGACCTGGCGGGCAGATTGTGTTCTTCCTTCGCAGGCAAGAAATGTTCGGCCCGCTCGTTTTCGACCAAGCCGTTGAAGATTTCCGCGATGCGCCAAACCTTAGAGAACTGGCATATCAAGCTGCTGACGAAGATCCTGCTCGTCGTGGCAGAGCAACGTCCGTTTTCAGGCGAAGCGCAATAATCGTCGCGCATGCTCTGAACCGCGCCAACGGCGAGTGTGAGTTTCGTGGTTGCGATGCACCCTTTGAGAAACCCGACGAGACACTTTACCTTGAAGTACACCACATCGGCCGCCTCGCCGACGGCGGGCCTGACCACCCAATGAACGTCGCGGCGGTCTGTCCAAACTGCCATCGCGAGTTGCACTTTGGTACGGAGACGGGACGAAAGAACGCGGAGCTTCGTGAGGCGATCCGGATCAAGGAGAGAAACGGGTTCCTCGATGATTAGAGATCGCTTCCTTTCGACCTGTGGTCTTTCGAGATCCGGGTAGAAATTCGTGGATGCTGTCATCAGAACAACTCCGCCGGCCGTTCGGGCTGAATGGAGACGTATCGGGTGAAAGCAGCATCGAAATTGACGCGCGCGACGATGGTCGGATCGCCCCATCTGACCTTGATCGCGGCTATCTCGGCGATGCCTTCGATTTCCGAACCGAACACGGTGTTGATCACCTTCCAGTCCTGTGGAGTGGCGGCGACCTTCTCCATCTCCTTCTTATATTTTTCCGGCCGGTAGAGGGTGATCACGGCGTCGTAGTCGGCTCGGGCGTTCTCGCCGCCGTAGAGGTCTTTGGCGATCGGTCGCGGATTCTGTCGCTTGCTGCTCTCCCCGTTCCTCTGGTTGAGGATCAGCACCGATGCAGCGACCTCGTCGGCCAGGGCTTTGAATTCGACGGTCACATCGCCTGAGATCCTGTCGGCCGAGAGCTTGTCGTTCTTCGGCTTCACCTTGCCGATGTGGTCGAGCACGATGAACGGTGTTTTGCCGTTAGACATCTTCTTGATGAACCGCCGGGCATAGGCCGTCAGCCGGTCAACTCCCTCTCTTTGGCAGCGGATGATTTCGAACGGCTGGCCGTTGATCCAATTGGCAAACGAGACGCAGCGATCTTGCTCAGCCTGAGACATGAGCCGCATGGGTTCACGCTGCTGTCGGCCGCTGATTTGGTGAACCTGAGAGATCATCTGCCGCACGCATTGCGCGGCGGATTGGTCGTAGGAGAGGAACAGGACCGGGTGCCCTTCGCGCACAGCGTGATAGATGAGCTGCATCGTGAGGGAGGATTTCCCCTCGCCCGAAGATGACAGGAGCCCATAGAGGTTTCCGGCTTCGAACACCGGCTCGGACAGAACACGCGCGATCTCCGGTAGCGCGATCGGGACTCCGATCAAGCCGTCCCGTTTGGCGGATGCCTGGAAAGCGGAAAGGTAGGATGCGCCGGGCGATGCCAGGGATGTCGTCTCGGTGAACCGGGCCCGAAGCTCCTTCAGCCGGTTTTCCAGCTGCTCGATCTCATCGCCGATCGTCAGCAGCCCATGCCCCTCGTTGGCGAAGGCCGCCATGTATTGTGCTTCCTGCGCAATCTGCCGGGCCATGACCTGCCCCTTGATGATCTGCAGTGAAGGTTCGAACTGTGCCTTGCGGACCGGGCTCGCACCGATCAGGAAAAGGTTCTCGACATATTCGGCCGGCGTGAACGGAAGCTTGTCGATAACGCGAGGAAGGAACGGCTTGAGGGATACTGGATTTGCGGACTGGTGGCCGGCGGCGAGCTCGCAGATCTTGGCGAAGACGATCTGGTGAAGGCCTTCGACGAAATCCGACCACTCGAGGCCGCATTCCGGGATCAGCTCATTGGAGGCGAGGATGCACGCGAGAACCGTCTTCTCGGCTTCGAAGACATCGTCCTCGGTGATGCGGTCCATGAGGTTTCTGGCGACGGCATTCATGCTGCATCTCCGAATTTTCCGACTTCATCTCCCCATGTCGTCCAGCCGGCCCGGTTGGTGCGGCTGAATAACTCCAGCCGGCGAGCGCGCGGCATCAGTCGCTCGGCCTCGCGGTATCCCTCTTCCGGCTTGCGGGAGTGTTCGCGCGCCAAGCCGGGGAACGACGACCTCACCGACCGCGTCGTCTTTGGCTCCCCGCGCTTGCCGATCAGGATTGGCTCGTTCGATGTGCGGAAGATGTAGCCAGTCCCGAATGCCTGCTTTCCGTTCCTCGTCGTCTTCATCCAGGAGCCGGCGGTGGCGAAGGCGAATCCCCACGCATGAAGGACGTCGAGCGCCTGCGGAAGCATCGGGTTGGTGGCCCAGAGCCACAGGAGGCAGTTCGGAGCCGCGAGATCCAGCACCGGCAGCGCCTTGATCTCATCCAGCGGCATCAGCCGATACTTCGACTGCGTGGATTTCGATTTGTCGCCGTTGTCCGACCACTCCTGCATCTTCCATGGCGGATCGGCCATGATGAAATCGAAGCTGTGCGGTTGGAGATCCCCGAAGGGCCACAGATCAGGAAACAGTCTCACCAGACCTTCCTCCCGCTCTTCCAGACTTTCAGTGTGATCGTGTTGACGTTGGTGCCGACGCTGGAAAACGAGTTCCGCGGATTGTCGGAGAAGACGCCGTTGAGCTTGGCGATGTGCTCGCGGAAAGACGTTGCCTTGCGGGTGTCGGCGAACTCGGTATGCGCCGACATTATCGCCACCAGCAGGCCGCCATCGTTGAGGAACTTCAGGGCGTGCATGACGTGGTCAATATCGCGTTCCCGATCGAATGGCGGGTTCATGATGATCCGGTCATAGAGCCCGGTCGTGCGCGGGTTCAGCGCCAGGAAATCCGAGCAGGTGACCCGGCCGTAAATGCCGGCCGCCTTCAGATCGTTGGCGAGATGCGGCTGGCATTCAATGCAGTCGACCGCGGCACCGGCCATGACGGCGCGCCTGGCGAGCTGGCCTGTGCCGGCCGACGGCTCGAGAACCTTGAGGATTCCGTCGCGGCTATAGAGGCTCGCGATATCGATGGTCCGATCTGCGAGAGCGTCGGGCGTCGGGAAGAAGCCGAAGTTCTTGGCCATCTCCCGTTTGGGGTCGTTGAGGCCGCCATCGTCTTCATGCTTGCGCTCTTCCGGGATGACCTCGCCGTAATATTCGCCGATCATCCGGTTTGCCCGGGTCACCAGGTCGTCGCGCCTGAACCACAGATGAGCGTTGCCGTTCTTGAAGATCCGGATCGTATAGAATTCGCTCTCGACCTCAGTCTGTCGGGCGCCATGGCCCTCGAGGCGTCGGGCGCTCTCCAGTTGGCCCACAATGCCGGCATAGTCGGCGACCGGCTTGCGCCCATCCAGGATGAGGAAGGTGCGCTCGATGTCCTGCAGCGTCGACCGGTGGTCGCGATGGTAGTTCCACCATCCGTTTTCATCGAACATTCGATCGAGGATGACCCGGCTGCCGATCTTCCACCCGCTGTGCGAACGAAACCGGCGATCGAGATTGGAGAACATTTCTGCGATCCCCCGCCGGAAGATCATCCCGGCCTCGGCCGCGAAATGCTCGATCGTGGCGTATGCGTTTTCTTCCGTGAATTCCGGGGCGTCGGTCATGAGCTGCTGGCGCAGATCGTCCTTCGCCTTCTTGTCCATGAGGTGATTGAGTTCAGTCGAGTGGATCACCGAATCCCAAACGCGTCCGTCAATGTAATGCCGGTCTGTAATGACCTGACCCTTCTCTCTGGTCGAGAACAGGCCGGCGGCGAATGGTGCCGCGATCTTGAGCATAGCGGCAGCTTCATCCATCTGCAGCTTGGCTTCGGCTTCTGCAGCCCTGGCGCGCTCGTACGCAGCAACAGCGGCATCTCTGCGCTTCGCGATCTCAGCAATTGATGCGCGGGTGATCAGCTGGTTCATGCCGCGGCGCTCCGCTCATTCCGCCCCATGCGCAGCGCCATAAGCGGCTCCTGGTACCGGCCGGCGTGAACCTTCATCTCCCGGACGCCCCAGCAGATCGCAAGCGCGCACGCCTCGGCGGCGTTATGGGCAAGCGTCTTCTGCGTGGGGAGCTTGATGCCGATGCGCTCGCATTCGGAGACGGCGGCAGATTTCCAGTCCTTCTTGCCCTTGTTGTCGAGCGCCGGCTTGAAGTTCTGGCCGTAGAAGCTCTTGCGCCAGGTGCCGGGCGGGAGCGTGCCGTAGGGGATGCCGAAATTCGCGATGGTCGAAACGATCGCCGTTGTCGCGATCCAGGGGTAGAGCATGGCGTCGGCGCTGGTGTTGCCGATCTTGGCGAGCGATTGCTCCTCGAGCACGACCCAGTCGGGCTTGCCGTGCTCGCGGATGAGCGCCGCGACCTTCAGGCCGATCTGGTCTCCGGTGTAATAGTGATCGGCCTTGTCGGGCATCTGGAACACGCCGCATTTGACGTGGGAGAAGTTCCGGTCCTGCTTTTGCTGATCCGGATCGAAGATCGCCCAGCCGGTCGATTTAGACGGGTCGAAGCCGAAGATGATCGTCATGCGCGCCTCGTGGGAGAGAAGAAAATATCCGGTCATTCGCGACCGGAGAGTTGGGCGGCTCAAGGCTGGGAGGTGCCGAGCCGCCGGGAGGTTCAGTTGAGAGTTTTGGGCGCCGACGCGAACGGGTCTGTGCCTGTCGCCGGCGGCTCTTCGCGCGATCGGGCGGCCTGGGCCTTTTCCATCGCTGCTTTCCAGTTGTCGGCAAACTTCGTCTGGCCGGATTTCCAGCCGTCGAGATAGGCTCGGTCTTCGTCGCTGTTGGCGGCATGGCCTGAAGATCCGGGGCCGCCCTCCCCGATCAGGCCATCGGCTTCGCCGCGTGCCCGGAGGAGCTGCAGCTTGTCAGCACGATCGGTCAGGAGATCGCCGCCGCGATCATCGGGGATCAGCCCGAGCTTGATGAAGACGCTGCGATGGATCTTGAATTTGGAGAGCAGCTTGGCGCCGGACGTTTCCTTCCGAGCCTGCTCGTGGAAGCTGATCTCCTCCTTGGAGAAACCCCATTCCTTACCGCGCTTGAAGTTCTCCTTGCGCTTTGCCTCGGCTGCATCTTTCTCGGCCAAGGCGTCACGCTCGGCGCGGCAGAGATAGCCGTAAAGCGCCGCTTTCTCGTCTTCGTTCAGCGTCGTGTTGCGAACCGCCTCAGCCATTGCCGTCACCTTCCTTTCGCTCGCCTGACTCTCGCAGCCAGAGCTTCAATTTCACTATCCAGAGCCGCAACTTCAGCCATAAGATCCTCGCGACGATCACCCTTGCACCTCTCTCTGACGGCCTTCACCTCAGCCTGCATCACGCGGATTTTCTCATCCCAAAGGGAGATCCATCCGGCGAGGATGCCGTTGACCAGGCCCCAGCCTGGGCTTTTAATTTCACCTTGAAGAAACCTGCGGAGCTGGCGCGCGGTAAGCCCGCAACGACTTGCGACCCGCTCCATGGCGTTCATCTGATCGCCAGAACCCCGGCTCTCGGCCTCGATCATCTTCCTTGCGAAGAGATCGGCTTCCTTGGGGCCGAACGCATCGACTGAAACTAACATCGCTTTCGACTTTCCCTGGTGGTTGATGGTTGACAAAATTCGGTCTGAGATTTCCCTGTTCATGCTCGGCTCTCCTGATATTTTTATTCACAGATCAGGAGGAACCGACGGACCCAGGACGCTACTCAGACCTCCCGAAACGCGTACTCTGAACAAGAGCAGTAAGGCGCCGAAGCTGGCAGGCGTGGGCGCCGAAGCTGTTCTGAATGCAATAAAACTTCATGCGATCGTCCTACTTGGTTGTGCCAAATGACTGCTGGTAAGAAACCCGGGCGCTAAGCTTGGAACCCGAAGCGCCCTCGCGAAACTCATGTGTGAAAATCTCCCCTTTCCGGGGGAACGGGATGATCTCGGCGGTGACAGGATTGCCGTTTGCATCGGCCAGAACTGCCGAGCGATTGATCAGCAAGCAAACAGCGAAGACGGCGGCGGAATAGATCAGCAAGGCGAGGAGCGCGGTCACCGATTATCCTCCTCAACCCAGCCGGGCGTGCCGTTGTCGAAGTCGAGATCATCGAGAAGAGGATCGCGCTCCATGCGACGGATGACGAAGACGAAGGCCGCGTACAGGACAGCAGCACCGCCGCAGAAGAGTAACCCTTGAAGGAACGTCATCTCGCGCCCCTCACAATCGAAATGGACCGAGGCGTGCGCGGGTACCAATTGATCTTGTTGCGGCGCTTGAGGTCAGTCAGGATCCGGTGAGTTCCCGATCGGGACGAAAGGCCCAAATGCACGGTGATCTCTCGGATGGTCGGAGACGCGCCCGCATTGGCGCCCTGGTAAGCTCTGATGAACTCGAGGGCCTGGGCCTGCCTCACGGTCAAACCGCTGGCTACGGCCTTCTTCTCGCTCATGATGCGATGGATCTCGGCAGCAAGCGCCGGATCGGTGTCGATGATCTCGCGGGCCGTCGCGGAGATGTCGGTCACGATACCCTCTCCTTCACGGCAACAGGCTTGGTGTAGCCCTTGCACTCCTCGCAATGGCGTTCGATGAACTCAGGGATGGAAAGGACCCGATCACATGCCGAGCAACGGTGGAACGTCACGAAGCGATCGGTCTCGTTATGGATCTGGCGGGCGGCGTCGAAGGTCGATGTCATGCCGCGCCCCTTGCTGCGAGCGCTTCATCGACAGTCACCTGCCAAGCGATGAACGGCATCGACAAAAAGACCGGCCAAAGCAGGAACATGAGCGGCATGGGATCACCTCAGGTAAACGTCTTTGAGGAGGTACGCCACGAAGAGCGTGGCGACGATGGCGGCGGCAACGGCGCCTATGTCATAGAGCGCGCTCATGCCGCGGTCTCCGATGCCGCCTTGAACAGGTCAGGGCGCAGGACCTCAAAGGGGATGCCGGTGACGCGGCTGACATCGCCGATGCGCTCGGCCGGAACTTTGTCCCACTGGGCGACAGCGCCGCGCGTGATGCCGATTTCGCGGGCTAGGCGTGCCAGCGGCATCCTGTCCCGAACGGCGTCCATTCCTTGCAGCTTCTGCACTTCGGCACTCCCTGATTAGCGAGAATAATCAAGATGTACAGTTTAACTAACGCCACGTCAAGGGAGACTATCGAAGATTTTGTACAGGCAGATGGCTATGTTCTGGCCATGGAACTAAACCAACGAATTTTTGCGGCTCGCTCTGAAGCCAAGATGACCCAGGAGCAACTGGCCAACGCCGTCGGGAAAACTCGAGGCGCCGTTGCGCAGTGGGAATCTGGCGAAGTCCGGCCGCGCCATTCGACGCTGGTGGCGATCGCCGAGGCGACGAAGAAACCGCTCCATTGGCTGCTCAATGGCACTGGAGAGGCCGACGCTCCATTAGCGCCTCGGATCGGCCTCGAGGTCGTCGGCGAGGTTGCGGCCGGCATGTGGAAAGAAGGAAGCGTCCGCTTCGAGCGCACATATGAGCCAGTCGCAACGCATCCGGACTATCCTGGCTATGGCCAGCGGCTCTATCGCGTCTCCGGGAACAGCATCAACAAGATCGCCGCCAACGGCGAATATCTCCATGCCGTGGAACTCCACGCTGGCGGGATCCAGCCGGAGCATGGGGATCTGGTCATCGTGCGCCGGCTGCAGCACGGTTTGGCCGAATACACGGCGAAGACCCTCATCTGGGAGAATGGGCGGGTTCTCTTGCGCCCTGAGAGCACCGACCCCGATTGGCAGACCGATATCGAACTGAACGGTGACGACGATACCGAGATCACGATCACCGATATTGTGATTGCCAAATGGTCGCCGATCGAGCGGCGGCGGAAGACCGCGAAATAGTAAAAGCGCGCCGCATCTCGTAAGGCGCCTGCCCCGGAACACACGCATACCTTTCATATTCTGAGAAAATTGATACCCTCCATCTCGATCATGGGGAGGGTCGTATGCGACACGTAATTCGTTTTGCGAGCGCCATAGGAGTTACTGCGTTTCTTGCGTCGCCGGCGGCGGCCGAGGAATGCAAATTCGACAAGGCCGCGGCCGATGCCAGCTTCAACCAGGCGCTCGACGCCATCGTCGCTCATCAGGGTTTTGCCTGGTCGTGCGCGCCGTACATCGGCGACGGCTTGGCTCGAAGCAATTCGGTCAGCATCGAAATGCTGCTGCGCGATTCCGGTTTCAAGCCTGCCGACGCGATCGTTAAGGCTGGCGAGCTCGACGCCCAGGCGAAGAAGGGGGCAGAGCTCCACCCGGTCGGCTCCGCAGGCGCGACACGCCAGGAGGTGATCATCGCCTGCTCGCAGCTCATGGACGAGCAATATCAAAAATTCCGCGCCGCCCGGGCGGAAATGATCAAGGCGCAGTGCTCCCAGAAATAAAACCACTGAACCAATTCAGAGATTCATCCTCCTACCTCTCTTTAAACCTTGTTTCTTTCGGCTTCTGAAGGTTGCGAGAGGGAGGGTTCCGGCCATAGCTTCCCCCTACCCCATGGAACCAAATCCATGAGGCGGGGGAGCTACAGCCATGTCTTCCTGAAGGCCGGAGCCGGGATGGGACACGCGCCAGAGGGGCCATTCGCTTCGCCCTCGTCCTGATTTTCTGACAGCGCACTTAAGGACTTTCGCTTCCCGCGCCGTGGGCTTCATCAGCTCGGGAGTTGCACCCGGTCGCCCATCACTGACGACAGGGATACGCCTGAAGATTTTCATTGTCCAGTGTAACTAAACTTTTTTCTAAGCACCTCTTGCGCTGTGTATAGTTAGTCTGTACATTCATCCTCATCGAAAGCGGAACGAAGAAGCCAAGGCCGATCTTCTGCTGAAACCGAGGGCAGACTGCCATGCAGCACATTCGCGAGATCGAGACCGAGCAGAGCAAGCGGGACGCCCGCTGGAGCTCGGCCCGCACGCTCGCCGACTGCGACGCATATATGGCGATCGAAGCACAGCGCATGGGTGCTCACGGCTTCGCCTTCCTGCAGCGTCCTGAGCATGCGGTTCGCGGCCCTTCGTGGATGCGCGGCGCGACCGCATCGGTCGTCGAGCATTACCGCTATGCCCGCAAGATCATGGGCATCACCGATGAGGATCAGCTTTATGCGTGATCTCCTTGGCGCAACGCTCCTGCAGGAAAATGCAGCCGGTGAATACGAGGATGCCAGGGCACGTCTCAACAGCCCGCATCGCGACTGCCTCGCCGACTACATCGCGGACAATCAAATCCACGGCGCCAAGTTCGCCGCCAAGGCGCGCACGAAGCTCGGCATGACCGATCACGATCAGCTTTACTCCTGATCACACATTCAATCCGGCTGGTCGAAGGCGAAAGAGGAAGACGATGAAGCAGTTGCCAGAACCGCGTTTCGAATCCGCATGCTTCGGAGCAATGCGATGGTTCGTCGGCAGCATCCCCTTCACGTCGAAGCAGGACTGCGAGAACGCGATCAGGCTTGCTCGGCAATATGCCTACGAGGTCCGTGAAGAATTAGCTTCCGAGATCGCCGACAAGATCAATGAGGTGTTTCGATGAGCAGGACATGCCACGAAACCCGCAATCTGGCCATTTGTGACGAGTGCGGCAAAGTCAGCCTAAAAAGCCTCTCGTATCGGGATGACTTCGGCGTTCCAACGCGGCTTTGCCGCCTTTGTGTCGATGAGCACGACAACCACCCCCTCACCGACGCCGAACGAATGCACACCGTAGCTATGGATTCCGACCATGACGACTTCTGACATCCAAGCCCGCTTGGCGGATATCAATCGCCGGACCGCCGAGGCCCAGGCATCCCGCGACCGGCAATTCTATGCCCTCATCGGTCTCCACATGCTGGTGATCGTCGGCGCCCTCTTCGTCTTCGTATCGATCCCGAGCTGCAACGAAGGTCTTCGCCTGCAGTATCTCGCAAATCAGGAGAACGTCAGCCATGGATAAGATCATCGACAGGGATGCTTGGCAGTCTCTCGGCTCCGTCAAGGATAGCCTGGTCGCCGGCCTGAAAGCCGAGCAGAAGTGGAACGGCAAACCGATCGCACGTTGTGGCGTCTATTCCTGCGTGCCGATCGAGGACTATCATTGCAACACCGACCTCTTCGACGGCTTCTCAATTTCCAGTTCCGGACTTCGTGCCGTTTTGCGCCGGCCTTCCGAATATTGGGGCTTCTCACCTTACAATCCGAGTGCATTCGAGCGGCCTGAAAAGGATAGCCTGGAATTCGGCAAGGCGGCTCACATGCTGCTGCTGGGCGAGCATGGCTTCAAGGAGCGCTATTCGCTCCGGCCAGCCACCTACCCCGATGGGAAGGGCGCCGAGAAGCCATGGAGTGGCCAATCGAACTGGTGCAAGGCGTGGCTGGCTGATCAGACCAAGGCTAGAAAGGTCGTCATTACCGACACCGAGATCGGCCATATCCGCCACATCGCGAATTCTCTGGAACGGAAAGAGGCCATCCGGCTCGGCATCCTGAACGGTCGCATCGAGCGAAGCCTGTTCTGCAAGGACGGCGATATCTGGTTGAAGGCCCGGCCCGACGTCGTGCCGAACGACAGCGGCGACTTCGTCGATCTGAAGACCGCCGCGTCGGTCGACGACGAAAGTCTGTCCAAGGCCATTTTCAATCACGGCTACCACGTGCAGGCGGGCTTGCTTCGGATGATCGTCCGGCAGGTTCTCGGCGCCGACGCGTTCTCCAGCTTCACCTTCGTCTTCGTGGAGAAGGCTCCGCCTTATGATGTTCGCGTCATGCAGTTGAAGGACGAGGATATCGACCTCGGAGAGCGCCAGGCGTGCGTCGCGATCGAGGCCGTCAAGCGCTGCCTCAAGGAAGGCGTTTGGCCGGGCTTTGACGGGTTCGACCGCGAGATGGTCGGATATGCCGAAATGCCGGCCTGGGCAAAAACTCGCATCAAAAATGAATTGGGGATCGCGGCATGATCTTGGACGTCGATTACGGCGAACCGGACGAGCGGGTCATCACCATCCGCATGACGAAAGCGCAGGCTGAATGGGCTCAGTCCGGCCTTTCCGACATCGCCTGCTGGGTGCGTGGCTTCAATGCCGCCCTCAAGGAAGGCGAAAGCGACAGGTCTCCGATGGGGTTGTCCGAAATCCGAGAACTCAACATCGCGCTCAAGAAGGCGCTGGACAGGGTAGAACAGCAATGAACCAGCTTGCAGAACGCACCGAACGCCTCCCTATGGATTCGGTCGGCATGTCCACGGGCGCCACCGGGGCGAAGATTGCACCGCAGAACCTGGCCGAAGTCGTCAAGTTCGCCGAGGTCATGTGCAGGGCTGATATCGCGCTGCCTAAGCATCTTCGCGGCAACGCCGGTGCCTGCATGGCCGTTGCGCTGCAGGCGCTCGACTGGCAGATGAACCCGTTCGCCGTCGCCTCCAAGTCCTATCAGGTTAACGGCACGATCGCATACGAGGCCCAGCTCATCGCCGCGGTCGTCAACACCCGGTCCGGTATCAAGGGTCGCCTGCGCTACCGCTACGACGGCACCGGCAACGATATGACCTGCACGGTGTCCGGCATCCTGGACGGCGAAGAATTTTCATACACATCGCCGCCGGTCGGACTGATCACGCCGAAGAACTCTCCGCTCTGGAAGACTGATCAGCAGCAACAGCTCGGCTATTACAGCGCCCGCTCATGGGCCCGCCGGTACACGCCGGAAGTCATCCTCGGCGTCTACGACCGTGAGGAGGCCGAGCAGTTCCAAGGCCCCGACAACGCGCGCGATATCACCCCGCAGCCGTCGGTCATGCAGCGATTGCGCCAGAACGCCGCGCAGCAGCCAGAGGGCAGCCGCGAAGGCTTCGACAGTTCGTTCGTTCATTCGGAGACCGAAAGCGCTCTGACGGGCGAAATATTGGACGATTATGAAACAACCAACCCCGGCGCCTCCCCGTCGCCGGACGCAGATGCGGCCTTGTCCCCCGCCTCATCTGCCGGCGTCACGGAGTCCGCCCCCTCCTCCGTGACGTCACCCATTCCTGATGCTTCGGAAACCCGTGGCGGATCAGCATCAGGAGACGACCCGGCCGGCGGCGAGATCACCCCTTCTCAGCCGCCGGCGGGTTCACCTCTTATCGACTGCGCTCGGGAAATGCTCGCCCTCACCGTCATGAGCTATTCGGATCACGAAGAGCGGGAAGCCGCCCTCAGACAGTGTGCTGACGAGTGGAAGGACAAGCTGCCCTACGAGCGGGAGAAGGTCTCCTCCATCTTCATCAGCGCCAATGCCGTCGCCAGCCAGAAGCGAACACTTATCCAGGCCAGATCTTTCCTTGCCGGGGTTCTGGACTGCAATGTTGAAGACCTGGAGAGCGCCAATGGCTGATCGCCCCATCCTTTTGAGCGCGCCGATGGTGCGCGCCCTGCTCGCCGGCACGAAGACGCAGACACGGCGCATCTTGAAGCCGCAGCCGATTGGTGACGTCATTCAATACGGCTGGAGCCGTGACGATGGGGCTCACTGGACAGATCAGAGCTTCGCGTCTTACCGACTTCGCATCTGGGCTGGCGACCGTCTCTGGGTGCGCGAGACATGGCAGGGCCTCTCCTTCGGAGACTACCTTCCGACCAATAGCAGCCAGTGTGAGGTGCGCTACGCCGCCACAGATCCGTGTGCTGATCTGGACGCCGAGGCGCGGGGTTATCCGTGGCGCCCGTCGATCTTCATGCCGCGCTGGGCCTCTCGCCTGACCCTGACCGTCACCGACGTGCGCATCGAGCGGCTGCAGGACATCAGCGAAGCGGACGCGCGGGCCGAAGGTATTAACGGCATCTGGGACGGGACGCCATTCTCGCCAGATCCGACTGCGACAAACAAATTCACGGTCAATATAGGTGTCGGCAACCTGAACGCCCCCACTGCGGCTGGCGTGTATCGAATGCTTTGGGAATGGATCAACGGCGAAGGTTCATGGGAGGCGAACCCTTGGGTCGTCGCCTACACCTTCACCGTTCACGCCGGAAACATCGACCAAATCGCGAGGGCGGCATGATCCCCTATCCTCTCCAGTGGCCCGAGACGATGCCGCGCTACACCAGGCTGCGGGAGGCCGGTCAGTTCCGGACGACGCTTGCCGTCGCGATCAACAACGTCAAGGACAGCCTGAAGCGCTTCGCCGCCGACAGCGGCAAGCCTCTCGCGAATGTGGTCATCTCCAGCAATGTCACGCTCGGCGCCGACAAGCCGTCAGATCCCGGGGTGGCCGTCTGGTTTGTCTGGGACGGCATGACCGTGTGCATCCCGGTCGACCGATATGCGAAGGTCGAAGCGAACCTTCAGGCGATCCATCACATCATCGAAGCGAGGCGGACCGAACTTCGCCACGGCACGCTGGCGTTGGTGCGAGCTACCTTCACCGGGTTTGCCGCACTGCCCGCCCCAAGCTCTGCGAGCAAACGGTCATGGCGCGAGGTCTTCGGCTATCACGGCACCCAGATGCCCACGACGGCCGAACTGAACCGCACCTGGCGCGACCTCGCAGCGAAGCGACACCCGGACGCCGGCGGCAGCAATGAGCAGATGGCCGAACTAAACGCCGCCCGCACAGAAGCTTTGAGGGAGAACAAGGGATGAGCCGCCGCGAGTTCTCCCGCGCCACACGACAAGCTGCCCTGAAGCGTTCCGGCCTGAAATGCGAAGCCTCTGGATCGCGCTACGGCCTTGAGGAAGGCCAGCGCTGCAACTGCTCGCTCTCTCTCGGCGTCCAGTATGATCACGACGTTCCGGACCAGCTTGGCGGCGACAATAGCCTGGAGAATTGCCGAGCTGTGTGCGTCCAATGCCACAAGATCAAGACCCGCGGCGATATCCAGCAGATCCGGAAGTCCGATCGGCAGCGGGATAAGGCGAGTGGCGTTGTACGACCGGCGGGCAAGATCAAGTCGGCGCCCTTTCCCAAATCGCCAAAGGCTGCCGGCCGGCAAGCGAAAAACCAGTTGCCGCCGCGCCCGCTTTTTCGGCCCGCCATCGAGGAGCCCACCCCATGACCGACATCACCACCCGCCTCCTCTCCATGTCCGAAGCCATGTACTTTGACATTGACCAAGAGGAACTCGATGCGCTGTTGCTGGAAGCAAAGGCGGAGATCGAGCGGCTTAGGGAGGCTCATGAAGAGATAGTAGACATCCATGGCTCGACGCCAGCCTCGCCGGGAATGCGATCCGGCTCCCACTGTGGACAACTCCGGTGGAAAGCGGGGATGAAATGGGCTCAACCGTTGACATGAGTCGCAACGTGCCTCGCCTTGGACTGAATAGGTCCGAGGTCGCTCTTGCCATAGGGGTGAGCGCGAACACGGTTGATCTGATGGTCGAGGAGGGTTTTCTTCCGAAGCCGCGAAAGTGGCATAGCCGAAAGGTATGGCTTGTCGCCGAGATCGCCGCCGCTATGTCAGAATGGCCAGAGGACGGCATTCCGAAGCAGAGGGCAGACGCTGACGCCGACGACAGCGACGAATGGCGGGCGTCTGCATGACAGACGTGGCCAACATCGATCTACCGTATATCGAGAAGAACAAGAGCCGACACGGCACGATGCGATTCTACCTGCGCATCGACGGGAAGCGGATTTGCCGCCTGCCGGACGATATCAACTCGGAAGAGTTCACGTCGGTTTACTGGAAGGCGAGGAAGGCGGCAGAGCCGGCCATAGCGCGCGCTGGAGAGGCGAAGGCGCTGTCGGTGGTGGTGAGGCTCAACACGTTCCGCTGGCTCTGCATGGAGTATATTCGAAGCAATGCCTATGAGAGCCTAGACCGGACAACGCGGGACCGACGCCGGAACATCATGGAAGGCATGTGGCAGGAACCACTGTCGGATAAGGATGACCGCCCGTTCGCGGACATCCCACTCGCCAAGATGGCGGTCGCTCACATCGAGGTTCTCCGCGATCGGAAGAAGGCGACGCCGTTTGCGGCCGACGAGCGCCTGAAGGTGCTCCGCCAGGTCTTCGATACCAAGAAGGAAGGCAAGCCCATCACTGTGAACATTGCGCGACTTGTCGACCCGTTCAACGCGCACACCGATGGGCACGATACCGCCACGCCCGACGATATAGCAAAGTTCATCGAACATCACGGTACCGGCTCCAAGGCCGCTCTCTACATCGCGATCCAGATGTACACCGGCCTCCGAGTCTCGGATCTCGCCGTCCTTGGTCCTCAGCATCGCCGCAGGGACGTTTTTAAGCTCCGGCTGTTCAAGAATCGCAACCGGACGCCAGTGGATATCGAGATCACCATTCACCCGATCCTGGAAGCCGTGCTGGCAATCCACAAGGTCACGAATTTGACCTATCTCGTCACCGAGTTTGGGAAGCCGTTCAGCGTGAAGGGTTTGGGGAATCGCATATCTGATTGGTGGCGACAGGCAGGGATGCCCCACCTCACCTCGCACTCGGTACGAAAAGGCCTTGCCACGGACGTCGCTCATAACGAAGCGACGGATAGCATGCTCGAAGCAATGTTCGGGTGGAAGGATTCGAAGACGTCGAAAATCTACACGCGAAACGCAGAGAAAGCGCGTCTTGCGAGACAGACCGTTGAGAAGATCAAGTGGGATGGCGTCGGCGCAAGGCTTCTCGCGATCGGCGATGAAATCGAAGAGGCATGCGACTAGAACGACATAACTCGCCTACAAGTAGTAGTATGAAAAGGCTAATTTCTAATCGTCGAACTTCACTATAGGGTGCATTTCCGCAAAGCAACATAAGTATCGGTTGCATCATAGGAGGGCACCATGAAGGGAATATTATATGCGGCCTCGATAATTGCGGGGATAACAGTAGCAGTCGCACCAGCCAATGCCTGGAACATCATCTGTGGAGTCTCGATCAATTTGCAGGCAAGTGACAACAACAGGAAATGGGACGCCGATAGCAGTGCGTTGTATGGCGTGTCTCACTTTTACGCAGCAGTTGCAGAAATGCAGCGGCTTCAACTTCGTGACGACAAAACGTTTGCAAATCCTCCGAGCCAGCGTTCCGACAAAACCGCGATTGAGCAGGCGGCCATCGAGCTCAAAAATAGTTCCGACGCTTTCGGTCGAAGCTTGAAACTCGCCCAAGCATATAATCTGGGCGATGAGAAAGGGCTAGCCCTTCTAAAGAGGCTGTCGGAAGGAGTTACGAAACTTTACGAAACCATAGAGTTCGATAGAGCATTGCCAACACTATCATCCCTGCAAGCGGTGGCTAAGGATATCAACGAGTTCACCGCATATGGCATCGAACTATCGAATAAGCACCTTGGGATGAAAATGCCTGGTCACGGATCCGGCGGCTCCGACTACAAGATTCCCGACTAATTCCTCGACGTACGGTGAGGAGCATAGCTCCGGCCCCAAATTCCAACAGCAGTTAACTGCCGGCAGAGATCTCTCAAGGACAATGGCCATGGTTACCGAACTTACCGAACAGCAGAATAAAGAGCTCGAAAGTGCATTTGCGTCATGGAATGGCAAAACTGACCAGGCCGCGCGCCGCAAGAGCACAATGAAGCCCGCGGACTTTTGTAGGAAATGGGAGGATGTCAAATCTACGCTCGAATTTCTCGCTTCTCTCAAAATCGTTCCTAAGGCCGTAAAAGATGCGATTGCGGTAGTAATCGGCGCTGGCGATCTAATTTCCGGGGTGATCTGCGCCTAATTTGAGGTGCTGGTCGAACCTGCCGATGGCCTCTGCGCGCAACGTCTTGTGATTTGTCGAAAAGGCTAGAGCGTTTCAGGTTTTCACGGAAGCATATCCGGCATTGGCGAAGTAGTTGCTGCATTCGCTGGGCTCGATGGTTGTGACGAGGTGTCCGATGTGGCGCCAGGTGTCATCGATGGTTCGCTTCTGAGCCAGGCGCATCCAGTGCTTGATTTTGGCGAAAGCCTGTTCGATCGGATTAAGGTCGGGGGAGTATGGCGGCAAGTACCAGAGCCGAGCACCAGCGTTGCGGATCATCTGACGGATGGCGACCGACTTGTGGGAGCCGAGATTATCCATCACGACGATATCGCCGGGTTTGAGCACTGGTACGAGTTGCTGTTCGACATAAGCACGAAAGCACTCACCGTTGATCGGTCCATCGAAGACACAAGGCGCGGTGAGCCGATCGCAGCGCAACGCGCCGAGGAAAGTCAGGGTGCGCCAATGTCCGTGCGGGGCGAAGCTGCGCAGCCGTTTGCCCTTCGGCCCAGCCTCGAAGCGGCGCCATGTTGGTCTTGATCCAGGTTTCAT